ACGCAGTTCCTCTTTCTCCGCTTTAAGCCTGTCTATCTCGTCGTTTATCGCAAGGTACCTACTGACTTTGTCACCGAGCATAAAGATATTCCTTGTTACGCTTGTCCGTCCCAACAAGCTGGGTCTTCATCAGAAGCTTCTGCTAATTTCTTATCATAATTCGGTATGTTTAACGGCTCTGGCCTAATGCGCTCGGACATAGTCTTCCAGAAGATTGGATTTTCTTCGATGTCTGGATCTTGCATAAAGATAGTCCTTTGATTATAGAATCACAGCATCATGTGCCAGTTTGCTTGTTTGAAAAGCAATGGGTAGTCGGCTATGCCAGTTATAACCCAAATACCAGCGCCGTGGGCCGTGAACTTGGGGAATTGCTCAAGTTGTGCTCCAGTAAACCTAGAGCCTTTCATGCCTGGCAGTTTGAACTCAATCCAGCGGGCACCGAACTGCTTATGGCAAGCATAAGTGTCGGGCCAGCCAGACTGCATGGCATTACCGTGGGTCCGTTTGCAGAACCATCCCATCTTCAACAGGAATAGTTCGAAGTCCCGCTGAATCTTTGCTTCGGGTCTTTCTCTTATTTTGATTGGATCCATTGAGGCCTTTCGTGATCAAAAGCATTTGAAGAGCCTTGTCCGTATCACCGATAAGCAGTGCCTCAAAGGCCCGCTGTTCACAATACGAGCGACTGAACCCAGGTGCGTTCAGCAGCCGTGGATGAACACCATCAATTAGTGTCTTCACTGTCTGGTTGATCAGTTTGCGTTGAAGTTTCATTCTTGCCTCCGAGGTAGTAGGGCCGGCTGGCCCATTGTTGTTTGAAAGACTTACCAAGTGTTGACCACTTGATCATAGCATCATTTTCCAGATCCATCAATTCACATCGTTTCCACATATCTTCGGGCATCTGCGAGCGTACCGTTGCAAGCACATTATAGGCGGCTCGCTGGTGCAGCAGCCACGTATAGGCTTCTGCCAAGTCAATCTCTGTGTAACGTTTCCGCAGATTTACTCTGCAATGCAGCCTCGGCAGCAAAGGCATCGAGGCAAGGAGGTTTGAAATCTTGGTTTCCATGGTTCCCTTGGTATGTAAGGATCTTTATAATATCGGCATTACTGAGTCGGCCACAGTCTGTGACACCAGCCCAATAAGCTACTTCGTGAAGCTGTCCAATCGTTAGGTCTTCAAGATCACAGTTCTTTAAGAACCATTCCTCCATTGCGACGAAGTCGAACTTGTCGCAAGGAGGTAGGCCACACCGATCCATGATCTTGCCCATACGCTCGATGCGTGTGAGTAACGAATGGCACTTAGAAATCATGTCATAGCAGTATTCTTTAAGCTCGTCTACTTGTCTGCCCATGTCGTTAGCTCCTGTCCCCAATCAATCTCGATTAGTGGAATATGCTGTCGCATGTCTACAACAAATGATTCTACAATCATACTCATGGTACCAGCTACTTCCTTCTTATGTGGCGCCATGATTTCATCATGCACTTGGAAAGGCACAATAAGGAACTCATGGACGCCAATAGATTGAATCTCCCACAATTTTACTTGCAGTTTCTTCGTAGTCTCAGCACCTGTACCTTGAATGACATGGTTAGCAGCCGCACGCATGTTGCCCGCCTGGATACCGAACGCAGCACCGTATAAGGCGCTACGTAAGGCACCACAGGCCGTTTGTTCTTTGTCTCGCCTAGTGACCTTGATTCTGATCTTGGTCCAAGCCTTTGGCGGATCCTCTGCGATAGAGAATAGAGCTTCACAGATGCTGTTCTCAAGCGTAAAGTACCGCTTGAAACCGAACATTGTTGAAACGTACTCAGCAGGCGGATCCCAAATAACGCAGGAGCCTATGCCGCCGGGCTGCTTCATCGAACAGAATGAGTCAAAGATTTTCTTACGGGCAGCGCCCCACACTTGGTACTTGTTCACCCAGCTTGCATAGGCATCTGCTGCCGTTTCCTTATTAACACCCACTCTGGTGACCAGAGTATGGTCCTCACCACCATACAGTAGGGCAAAGACGCCGTTCTTTGAACGACTATACTTGTCTTGCTCACCTGGCAAGCCTTTGGTGGCCAAAAGGTCGTCGTAAGTAAGTGGCTTAAATAAGAACTGACCAAACAAGGCATGAATCTTACCTGATTCCCAGCCCGTACCTTTACACTCATCACACTCACAAGGCGTGAAAGCATATTCGTACTTGGGTTCAATCTCGCCAGGCACCCATAGCGTTTCACGGTTCTTGATTTTAGAATCATCGGACAGTCCCGCTTTCTTCATGCACGTCATGCATGGCCGCTTAGTCTGTAAGTCTTTTCTTAGCTCCGGATCATTATAGACCGCGTCAGCAATAACCACTTCAAACCCTGCGAAGTCTCCACCACCAAGTATGTAGCCTTCGTCTGCAAGAGGGAAGCACTTACGCGTTTCTTTCTTGCGATTGATGCCCTGTGCGTTAAGTCCACCTCCGCCAGACATACGCCCTGAGAGAGCGCCGATGACGTTGAGGTCCACATGAAATCTTCGCGCAAACAAGAGCTTGTCGTACAGTTCAATTTCTTTCTTAGCATGACGGTAGTCCAGGATTTCTCCAGCGCGACCAGCAGCTTGCGTCTTAGCATTAACTTTGACTTTCCCGTTAATACAGAGTCTACACCCGACACCTTTGCATTTTTCACAGAGTACCTCCACAAGGACTGGTTTAAGACCGTCAACACAATGAGCACAACCTTCACCATTGCAGTCACAGACCTCACATTGGGTCTGCTTAGCAATCTCTTCCAAGATTATCTTGCCAGTACCGAAGTGTCCAGATTCATCAGAGACACAAGCGATTTCTGATTCTGACATCACTTGTAGCAGATACTTACGAGCAACTTCTGGACTATTGAAATTGGCACGGCTATGAGCTATAACGTCTTGCGCTTTCCCCCTTAATTTGCGTATGGCTTCCTCATTGATCTTGAAGCCTCGCCAACGCACAGCACCAATCATAGCAGCCAAGATACTGTCATCATCATTACCAGGCAACAGAGTCGTACAAGACTTCTCGTTGCCGATGATTCTACAATCAGCTTCTGTTTTGCCTAGAGCCTGAGCCGAGAAATAATGATGCATCCGGTCAAGATATTCTACGTCGTCCATCGCATACTGGCGAGCCTTCAAATTGTATCGCCAGTGCTTGAGGAACGGCTGAACATGAGTCGCCCAACCGCCAACGCAGTCATACGGAGCGTAACCATATTCTTCTACCTTAGGTAGATCCGTATTGTCGAAGTACATCGTATCTAAGCCAAGAGCATCACCCACAAGTGCTTTGAGCTTACTTACCGGATTGAACTCAAGAACTAGATCGACAAGATCAGGATGCTCGTCGTCACATTCTTTAATCATCCAACGACGCTTCGGATTCTTGTTTCGAGCGAAGTATAGATCCTTGAGAGGAACCATATCATCTAGCAATAAGGCCAGTTCACGGGCCAAGACACGTGGGATACGCTTTACACGTATGTCCTCACGATCCATCGTGCTCTGGTATGGGCCACGACGGGCATAGCACATCAGGTCGAGCACGCCACGCGGCTTCACACAAACAGCGTGCTCAGCAGCATACCGTTCGTGCTTGACCATATCAGCGATATGTAGCTCGGGGTACCAGTCCTGATCTAGATAACGCAGGATATTGTATATTTGGTTCAGATGGAAAGAGTCGAACGACACATTGAAGCCTAGCCAAGCACGGTCAGCTAGAGCTTCGATGAGCCGCATCGTTTGACGAACAGGTGTACCAAAGACATCATGCAATATGATTTCAGAATCAACCCGATATTGAATCAATACAGGAGGCCCATGGAACCCTATTGTCTCTGTGTCGAATGGTGTCAAGAGCATAGTATCTTTACTAATTCTTTGGAATTAGACGACAAGTGCGCTCTAATGCACCGCAGCTGGTGTTCATGCATGCCTTCACACTGTGAATACAGTTGACCAAAGAACTTGTTGAAGAACTCAGCTTGTACGTCATCATCGGCACTAGCCAGTTCTCTGGTAATATCGTCAAGTTTGTCCTTGACCTTGATTTCATGCGATACTATCATGGGAACTCCCTACGGATGTAGTCAGGTACGTTTTCTTCCATATAGTCATCGAACTCAGTGTCAGTAATGGCACCAAGCGTCCAGGCCAACAGCTTGACAGTGACATGCTCAACGCCAAGGCAGTTGATCAGGTGATCCTGCATGTTCTTCTGGTCAGCGATCAGACGTTGACCCTTACGATCGCCACCCTTAGCGATAGCAGCCATATCAAGCACTTTACCACGTTCCTTGGCATCCTTATAGGCACCAAGAACCTTGTAGAGCCTGTCCTCACCAAGGGTCTTATAGATCGTATAAGATGAACGAAGTTCCTTGGCCGTCATCTGGCCCTTGTCGAACTCCTCTTGGAAGCGCTTGGGCATTTGCAAATAATAGTTACGCTCTTGTACCCAATTACGAGACTTACCAAGACGGTCACCGATGGCCTGTTCAGTAAGGCCATTGATAAGCAGGATCTTGATGGCATCGGCTTCCTCACCGAAGGAAGTGCCGACACGTTGCACGTTCTCGATCAGATTCGTGATGCGTCGGCCAACAAGGTCAGTGCTGTTGTCGATTGTACAATCGACTTCTGACCAACCTAGCAGATCAAGAGCAGCCATACGACGGAAGCCTGCCGTAACAGTATATTTACCGTTACCTATAGGCGACACGCACGGACCCTGCTTAAGTCCTTCTGATTTGATGCTTGCGGCCAGTTCTTCGACATCACGAAGAACACGACGATAGTTCCATTCTCTATCGACGATAATGTCTTCACGTTTAATCAGCATAGACACCTTCCTTGAACTTGTACTCGGGTTTATTGGTGATGGCGTTGATTCTATAATCAACGAGCTTGTCAACCTTCATCCACGTAAGCAGCACACCGTCTTCTAGGCTCTTGGCACGGAACCAGATGTATGCAGGGTACTGCTTACGAATACGCAAACGTGCTTCGGCGTGAAGCATGGTACGCTCGAACAGTGGGAAGCCATGCACAGAATAGTAGCGGTTATTGCTACTATACCTGTGCTTCTCGATCAGCTTCATTGCAAGCAGCCGCTCAAGCTCGTATTGAGTCTGTTTGAGACCGTACTTGAGACGTGCTGCAATCTCTTTACAACGTAGAGGCAGACGAGACTTGGTCAACATGAGTATTATTTCAGAATGATACATCTAGTTCGCCCATTGTCATGTCTTGTAGACGACGTTTCAGCTTGAGATTCTCGTACACGACCTTATCAGATGGCAAGCAGAACAGGTCATAAATCATACAGTTACGATTTGTATCCATGCCCAAACGATGGATACGGTCCTCAGACTGGATGCGTGACTCGGCATTGAATGAGTTACTATAATAAATCGAAGCAGGTGAAGCAGTCCAAGTATAGGCCATACCGCCAGCCTCTGGATTAGATACTACGGCTATCTTTTCGTACTTCTCAAGCAATGCTTTATAATCTGGATGGCTCAAGTCCATAGCTGACATCAGATGCCCATTCTTGATGCCCTTACCATCCACACGCATCACAAGCCAGCCTGCATCCGTGCAAATCTTTTCGATACGGTCAAGAGTACCATGGAAGCCACCCCAAATGACAAGTCGTCCGGTGTCCTCATAGTAGTCAAGTAAGTTGAGTAGTTCAGCATCCTTAGGCGAACCAATCTCTTGTGACTGGCGTTCCAGTACATCAGTCTGTCCGGTGCCCTTACAATTAGGACATTCCTTCTCAACCATTTTCGATTCTGGAATCACGTCCGTCGGGGCATCATTCATCATCTCAAGATCTGGCATAAGAATAGTCTTATTGCCGTTGCACAGGTCACAAGTCGTCTGGCCAACAACTACATCCTTATACTGGAAGCCGTCAGAGAGTTCACGCAAGTCACAAAGAGCTTGAATGGCTCTAGGCGCGGTTTTCTTGATAAGTTGAGCAGCACGTAGCATATCAATACTTGGCTTACACTGGATAATTTCGTATGTTTTATCAGGCAGATCCAGACAGTCTTTCTTCCAGATTACTCGAACCAGACCCTTCATGCGGTCATACAGCTTGGCAACGAGGTTCTCTGACTTAGTAAAGACATGGTGCTGCAAGTCAACTCGTACCGTATCATCCTTAGACGTACTGAATCCGATTTTGAAATCAATTGGACCAGTGTATGGTTTGGCAGGCATATGAGCATTCTCAAGCTGGCCACAGACTTTACACTTGGCTTCATTATCAAACCATGTGATAAGTTTAGGGAACATGCCGCCTGCCAGACTCTTGGTCTGTTCGATCAAGCAGAGTCCAGCCTTGAACTTAACGTGGTCGCCTTCCTTAAGGAAGCCCGGACACGCTATCTCACACAGTGCCCACCAGTCTTGTGGACTCTTAGGCGCAGGTGAACCTGACATCTCAACCATGAAAGCATTCATACCATGTTCACGACGCATAGCGTGAGCGCATTGTGCTACTGCTTTAGTACGTTGTGCCGTCCAGTTCTTACAACGACTGGCTTCGTCAACGATTAGAACGACTGGTGCAGGCTTTCCAGGTGGCCAATTCTTCATCTTCTCGCGGAAGCCATCATATGTATGCATCACAGGCGAGATAGAAGTCTTCCACTTAGACAGTTCAGCAGTTACGGCACGCACGCCAGAGTTAGGCCCAACATACCATATTTGCTCGTTCCTAAGACTATAAGTTCGTGCCGCGTACTCCATAACTTCAATAGCAGTCAAGGTCTTACCAGTACCCATCTCAGCGGCCCAAATCATATAGCGATACTGTAGGGCCTCACGAAACATGAGCAACTGATGGTCACGAAGCTTGCGAGTAGGCAGTGTTGAGTGTTTGATTACAGAATCATACCACTCATAGCCGATACCTTTCGTCAGGTACTCGAGCCTGAAACAGTTACGCATAGAGTCTTCAATGGTCCAAAGTTTCTTTTCTGGATTCCATTTGGCACCACCGAATTGCTTAATAAGGTCGATCAAGTCTCTATTGAATCCGAAACGCACTTCAATACGTCCACCTTTAGGCGTGAACTCAACAGGGTACATGAAGTTTTTGCAACGAAGCTTTAATGTTACGGTTTCGTCAGTGAACATCAGTAGCCTCCATCACAGGATAAAGATTGAAAGTATTCATCATTATTGGCTTCAACACGCTTCTTCTTACATTTAGTACAGTATTTTCTATTTACTGTAGTATATGCCATAAAGAAGTTGATTCCACAATCACAGCATTTGATCTTCTTCAATGTTTTGATAGTACCGTTCTTGATCAAAGCATCACGAAGCTTCTCAGCCTCGGCCATAGTATTTCGCAAGCCAAGGTACTTGCCTTGGAACACTACCTTGTATTTGTCAATGCCTCTTTCATGGTAAATGAACTTCACAGGCAACCCCAATAGGCTACGAACATATCGCCTTTCTGGCGACGTTCTAGTTTCTGCATGATAGGAGACAGACCGAAGGACACAAGTGTTGCATAGATGCAACAACCAAGTTTTCGACTATCATCATATTGAGTAAGCTCAATAATCAAGTCGATCCAGTCTTCGAACGAGCCAGTGACTATTGTACCGATCAAAGGATCTGTCATGATCAAGACTCTTTGGCGTTTCAGAAGCATAATCTGCGCTTCTTCGGTTGATTCTAAAATCATCGAGACGAAGAAGTGCCGCAAGATGCCAAGATCCTTGGCCTCGCGCGGATTGCACAAGACGGAAATTAGGGCCATAGGAGTCGCTGTCTGCGTTCCTATGGCCCTAAATATGGCTGGTGTCACCGCATTCACTGTTGGAATGCACAATGGCAAAAGTTTCATCTAACTGCTCCGTGTGTTTGCTTGGTGGGCCAAGCGGGATTCGAACCTGCAACCAACCGCATATAAGGCGGTTGCTCTAACCGTTGAGCTATAGGCCCGTTTATTGATTACAGAATCTTGTGATTCTGTAATCAATAAACGGCAGAACACACCTGCAGGTTGTTGCCTACTAATGTTCTGACGCTACGAGAACTTGCCAATCGGCAAGAACTCTAACGGTAATACTGCAATCAAGACTCATTACCGTTTATTGATTACAGAATCTCGTGATTCTGTAATCAATAAACGGCCGAGCAAACATGCTTATTAAGCACTCATGGCTCGGACGCTACGATCTACTTCGACCAGTGGCCACTAGCCCATTCGATCTGACGGTGGTTATTCATGGAGGCGCATTCGTCCTTTCATATACTATGCCACCGTTTATTGATTACAGAATCAAACAATTAGATGCACACCCTGGTGCATCGCTGCGTTGACCAATGCTAGAGCAACACGTAGCTAATGTGTTGATACACATGGTTGATTCTGTAATCAATAAACGGCTGTACTGGTATTAAGTGGACCAGTACAGACGATATACACATCGTAAGTTGTGCGCTTGTACGCTGCAATACAGACAGTTTAGGTGGAGTTATTAGCTCTGCGTACCTTACACCTGATTCTACAATCAGCCACGTTCATCAGTCTTAGGAGCCGCTTCGGGAGCAGCGCCCTGGGCCTTCGGATTGAGGAACTTCGGCAGTTCCACAAGCAGAGCAGCCTGCAACTTCTCGACATCGGACAGCACGATGGCGTTATTCACGCACACATCGACGCCCATGAAAGGAACAGCAGACTTCTCAATCCACTTGGTCTTGAGGGTTGCACCAGTCACAGCCTTGCCTTCGGCTGGCAACAGATTCATGATCTTGGAACCCAAGAAGCGAAGGCTCTTGTTGCCAAGGTGGAACTGAGCCAGAGTATCCTGGCCAGGCAGGAACACAAGGAACTCAGGGCCATACATGCAGTTACTGTTGTAACCCTGTGCGTCCTGGCGAGCCTTGATGCTTTGATACGTATCGCTTTTCATGTCGTAATTGTGAACGACATCCTTGCCACTCATATCCAAGGCATGAACACGAACAGCCAAAAAGAGCACATCAACCTGTTCGCCAAGTTGTTCGGGCGTGTCACCACGCATCAGACCGAAGGTATCTGAGGGAAACTTCTTCTGCTTACACAGATCAGACATCCCGTAGAAGAACTTGAGGAAGGGAAGGTAAGCGTTCGTGACGATCAAGTCGCGGACGTTTTCCTGAGTGGGAACGATGAGACCTTGCATATTTTGATTCCATAATCATTATTCAGTGCCTCAGGTTAGGGCCACTAGAAGGCTGGCATAACATAGTATGCCAGCCATTACTTAATTACTTGATCGCGGCTTTGAGCTTGGCAGCCTTCTCTTCTTCGCGCTGACGCTTGCGCTCGGCATCCGCGGCCTGATCGGCATCCCACTTGGCCTTCTGCTCGTCGATCGAGGCGGGATCGCTGTTCACGCACCACAGAGCCAGAGCCTTCGCACCTTCGAGCGCGGTCGTGGCACCACCGATAATCTCAGTGATTTTGGAATCATCCAGGGCCTTGAGTTCAGCCGGGGTGCGAGCCTTGACGACGGGCGTGAAGCTCGGAGCCTGAGCGGCCAGACCGGCACGCTTCGCCGCGTTGATTTCGCTGACGCGCTGACGCACGACAGGCAGGAAGTCCTCAGCCGTTCCGGTAGCAGCCGACAGGAAGTTGAGCTGTTCAGTCTGAGGCAGCTTGGCCAACGCGATAGCGTTGTTCGCGCTGATCAGGCCCTCGTCGATGGCCTTGCGGATCGACTCGTCGCTGATGTTCTTGCTGATGTTCAAGCGGTCTTCGATGTACTGCTTGGTCACGCCCAACATGCTGGCGAGAGTGCCAACGGTCAGGAGAGGATCAGCAGCCATCATGTGCTTGAGGTGATCGCCGTACTGGACGGGCTTGGTATCGACCTTGTGATGGTTCAGAACGAACTGACGACGCAGAACTTCCATCTGGCCGATCGTGTCAACCGACACGTCGATCTGAGCATCAGGACCGTACACTTCCTTGAACGCGGTCAGGCGGTGCAGGCCATCGACCAGTTCCAGATACTTCTCACCGGAATTGGTATCGATCGCTTCACGAGCCGTGATCAGGCCCTGGAAACCGATCTGCTTGATCGACATGACCAAGCCGATGTACTGCTCACCAGCCGTATCGACTGAACGCAGCTTGACATCGGGAATACGAATGCTACCAGCAGAGGCTTTGACGATAGTACCCATGTGGGTTACTCCTGTTAGACGCCACGGTATTGTGGCTATGGTGAGACACTGAGGGATCGAACCTCCAGATGTGATCCTAGAATCAGAGCGACTGATTCCTGGGCCGGCCACATCATGCTGCCATCAGCTGTGTCTCATAATGATTCTACAATCAAAGAGTTGCCGTCCATAGTCCCCACTACATGCGGAGTTACATGCAGCACCAATATGGACGGCAACTCTTAAATCATAGAAAGGTCATTTGATAAACATTTATCAACTTATTTAGGTGCTTATTTGTTGATTCTAGGATCAAAAGTGATCGACTGACAATTTTTGTCACCTAGCACGTTATTTGAACAAAAGTGTTCCAAGTAGGTCATTTGTTAGCAATGACTCACATACCATCCGATCATCGCCAGTCTGTAAAAGGGTATACACGGAATGAGGTCACTTGTTAGTGAGTCTTTGATAACTTATCGACTGACAAAATTTGTCACCACTGACAAATTTTGTCACCTGGCTTACCCTTTATACAGACTCTACTTTTGCTACATTTAGAAGAATAATAAAGGAAAAAGAATATAGAAGAAATAGGCCGCCGGAATCAGTAAGCCATTCCTAGACAGTATCTTTCACAGTGGCACCATTACACCATCCGGCAATAAAAGTCCGCTAGAGTGACGGGAAATGGGCCTGCCGTCGATCCTGGAAGCATATCCTAGGCCTTTAGTAGCAGTCCACCATCTTATGTAATCGTTTGCTAACTAACAAGTAGGCTGCTTCCTTGTATACTGCTATATACGCGAGACGTGAAACGATAAGTAAGTAACTGCTAACAAATGAGTTGTGAGTGACCTGATTCCATAATCAACTCTATAAACAGTCGAAACCAACCAATATAGGTGCATAATACGCCTATAGTAACACCTTTAAGGAGGTAATCTTATTTATGGCTACTCACAACAGAGGTAGACATGAGAAACGACCAGATATGGTCACTCGCCAGATACTAGCTGAGAAGCTCAGAAAGTTGATTCTACAATCAACGCTCTCACGACAGCAACTGGCAGAGAAGGCAGGAGTCTCGTATAGCATGATCTATAACATCGTAAACGGAGGGTGTCCTACTATGGATGCACTGGAGAAGATTCATGCGTCGTTCTGATGCCATCGCTAACTGGCTTAATGTCAAAGCGAAAGAGGACATGGCACGTCTCTATACGTGTGATATGGAGGTACAGGTAAACGTAGCCATAGATAATGGTGAAAGGGTTGACAATGAGTTCAAGGGAAAGAAAGGTGTTGCCTATACTGATGGGTGTACTACCTGGGCCTCATTTAGAATGCCTAGAAACGCTATGTCAACACCAGAGGCTAATGATTCTGAAATCACATTCGCAGCAGAGCATTTCGAAGCTGTTGGACTCACGGGTTGGAACTGGAAGAATCGAACTTCAGATTGGGTCGCCTTCGACTTCGACGCGATCACAGGACACTCGGAAAAACATCTCAAGAAACTCACAGCGGAGGAGCTAGGCAATGTTCAAAGAGCAGCTTGTGAATTACCCTATGTCACGGTTCGCAAGAGTACGGCGGGTAAAGGCCTTCACCTGTACGTATTCTTGGATTCTGTGCCCACAGCCAACCACACTGAACATGCGGCGCTCGCAAGAGCAATACTTGGTAAAATTTCTATGGACACCGGGTTCGACTTCAAATCAAAAGTCGACGTGTGTGGTGGTAACATGTGGATCTGGCATCGTAAAACAGAAGGTACTGACGGTTTCGCGCTTATTAAGGACGGCGGTATTCTCGATAAAGTTCCGGTAAACTGGCGTGACCACATTGCAGTGGTCAAAGGTACCAGGCATCGTACGGGACCTAAAGAGATTCTAGAATCACTTGATAAAGATAACTTCGAGCAACTGGTAGGCCAGAGCACTCGTACACCTCTTGATGACCAGCATAAGGCACTACTTCTGTGGCTTGAAGGTAAACACGCCTGCTGGTGGTTCGACCCTGACTGTCATATGCTTGTGACGCATACTGGTTGGTTGCAGCAAGCACATACTGATTTGGGCATGCGTGGCGTCTTCAAGACTTCTGCTCCGTGCTCAGACCTGTTTGAACAGAACTGCTTCTGTTTCCCTATGAAGAATGGTGTTTGGGCCGTTAGGCGTTACGGGCAAGGTACTGGAGAACATGAGTCTTGGACTCAGGATGGCACTGGTTGGACTCGTTGTTTCTTCAATAAAGCACCTGATCTTGAGACTGCTGCCCGTGCAAATCAAGGTGCTGAGAATGCTAAGGGCTGGTTCGTCTTTCCGTCTATGTCTGAACTCAGTGCGGCACTCGATGCAATGAATGTGAACATCGCTTTCGACTCCAAGTATGCCGGTCGTGAGGCACGTTACAAGTCACATGATGGTCGTATCTTGGTTGCTATCGAGCGTAAAGATAACGATGCAGCTATGGAAGGTTGGGTCGCCGAGAAGAAACTGTGGACTCGTATCTTTAATGTCGCAGCCTCACAAAAGGTTCAAGAGACGCCACAGTATGACGAGAACGTGCGTCATGTAGTATCACAAGGTGAAGATGCCGGCTGGTTCATATTCTCAGAATGCTGGCGTGATGAACCTCTCACGCATATTCAATTAGCAATGAAGAGCCAAGGACTTGGAACAAGTGAAGTGGCAAACGTACTTGGAAATGCCGTCTTGAAGCCGTGGGAACTTGTATCAGTACCGTTCGCAGCAGAGTACCCAGGCGAACGTAAGTGGAATCGTAATGCTGCACAACTCAGGTATCCACCGAGTCAGCATGACAATCTGACCTATGATACTTGGAAGTCAATACTTAGTCACTGTGGCTCCGCTCTTGATTCTGCAATCAAACAGCATCCGTGGTGTAAACAGAACGGTATCGTGACTGGAGCAGACTATCTCAAACTCTGGATCGCCAATGTCTTACAATTCCCTTATGACCCTCTGCCATACTTGTTCTTCTACTCACCAGAGCAGAATACCGGAAAGAGTACCTTTCATGAAGCGATCGCTGAACTTCTTACGCAGGGTTGCGTCCCTGCTCATTCTGCTCTTACTGATCAGCGCGGTTTTAATTCCGAGCTTCATGGTGCTGTTGTTTGTGTTGTTGAAGAGCTTAATGTTAATTCTTCTAAGTCTGCCGCGGACCGTATTAAAGCTTGGGTCACTGGTCGTACACTACCTATACATCCCAAAGGCGGCACTGTATACAGTGTGCCCAATACTACCCACTGGATTCAGGTGGCTAATAACATTGATTATTGTCCTGTATTTCCTGGGGACACTCGTATTACTGTTATCCGCGTTCCGATTCTAGAATCAGACATTCCGAAGAAGACTCTGATGACTCGTTTGCAGGCTGAGAGTCCAGACTTTATCGCTGAACTCCTGCGCCTTGAACTGCCTCGTCCACCTGATCGTCTTAATCTGCCTGTCATCGAGACCAGTGATAAGTCTGCTGCTCAGGCTGCTACGCGTGATGAACTGCAACAGTTCTTGCTTGAACATGTTGAGGTCTGTAACGGATCGTACATCTTGTTCTCAGAGATGTTCGAGAAGTTCAAGTCTCAGAACGATAACATGACTAACTCTCGTTGGTCACCGATTCGTTTCGGACGTGAATGCAAACTCTTGCGTGGGCACTCTGCACGTTTCAGTAACGCCGTAATCTTCGCCAATGTCAAGTGGAAGGCTGCACAACCTACTAAGGTCTGTGAACGCTTCGACATGTTTGGTGATAAACTTATGGAGATAAAATGATACGAACTGTATTAGACCGAATAGTCATGCTCGCACTCCTTATTGGGTTGTGTAGTGCCACGACTTCAGATAGCAAAGTACCTATTTATATTCAAATCTTCGCTTCACTCTACATTGCTATAACAGCAATCTGTGACATCATAAAGGCTAACAAATGATTATCATCGGACTCACTGGCCCCATGTACGCCGGTAAGACTACTATCGCCAACGCCTTACGCGAAAGGTATCTCAAGTATTACGGTGTTGATTCTAGAATCATGTCCATGGCAGGGCCTCTCAAGGCTCTTGCTAGGCAAATAGGTTGGAATGGCCTCAAGGACGAGAAGGGTAGGCGTCTGCTTCAACTGCTTGGTACAGAGGTCTGCCGTAAGTGCATAAGCGACTCCTACTGGACAGACAAGTTCCTTGACTCTTGTATCGCCAGTAAAGCAGAAGTTATAATTTGCGATGACGTACGCTTCGATAATGAAGCCGAAGTATGTGACCTTGTGATACGTATCACAGGCCGTGACCCCCTTATCTGGCGCTTGACCGAATGGATGCCTATACGGCTACGCAGGTTCGTACGCTCGCTCTTCTGCCATAAGAGTGAACTTGGAATCTCCAAGTACGATTTGTGCCTAGATAACAGTGGCGACATACATGCGCTCAAGTCACTCATAGACGACTTGGAACTGAAATGTCCGAAATCTTGATGAAGCGTGGGCTAGCTCTCTTTAATAACACACGAAATTACTTCCTATCTACAGGTCGTAATATACAATCGAAAGATCCTGGTATGAACCCTCTTTTCGCTATCGACACTGAAACCACGGGACTTGACTTCGAGAAGGACGAGATTATCGAAATCTGTATCCTTCCGTTGAATTGTGATTCTACAATCAACAAGATGCACAAGCCTTTCAATCTCTACATCAAGCCCTCTGGCCCTAAGATGCCTGAGTGGCCTCAGTTCATGAAGCGTAACTATGATCGTGCCATGCAGATCGGTTGTACGCGTGGTGAGTGTATCGAATCATTCATCACCTGGCATACGGCCATGAATCTTGAGAATATGAAGATGGCACCAGTAGGTCATAACTACGTGGGCTTCGACAAGAACTTCATCAAGAAGCAGTTGTTTCCTACCATGTATGAGGAACTGTTTGATTACCATGTTTACGACACTATGTCATGTGCGAACCTGCATGTCTTGCAGAGCAATAGAAAAGGAACACCGCCACTTTTCAGAGGCGTAAGCCTCTCAAAAGTGGCGGCAGGACTTGGCATCGTGACTGATCCAGCAACTGAACATACGGCGTACGGTGATTGTGTCACTACGGCAGCCGTTCTAAACCATTTTATTTGCAAACTGTGAGCAACTAGTACATCTACTTAGACTGATTCTAAAATCATTACAAGTAGTATGCTCTTTGCCGCACTCTTTACAATCTACTACAGTCTTCCTAAACGGACAGGCTGCTATCTTAGGCGCATGGGTCCAAGGATCCAGTGCCATGAAACCCTCCGGAATCTCCGGAGGGTTTTTTGTTCTATCGTGGTAATGTACATTTCCGATGATTACCATTTGCCCTCCGGACACTTCTCGTTCTTTATCCGAGCCTTAGCTTGTAGGAAGCAACCACATTTACGGCATCTGTTATTCTCAAACAATGGACAGGTCTTACATATGTCTAGTCGTTTAGATGGATCTATGAAACCACCTAATGCGTGAGCTATGCCTAAAGTAGCACCTTTAACCGTTGACGTAATGGTAGCTCTCTCAACTCTTTGCATGCCATCTGAATTGATTATATAATCAACACCTTCGGCTTCATATAAGTAGAATGTATCTTGCCCAAATATTTCTATACATTGTGCGTATGTCAATGCCTTAAACGTGTCTGCTTCAATAGTATTTGTATCTATTTTCATATCTCTACCAAAGTTGCATTAGTTGGATACCAGCCTGGAGCTATTACCCATTGGCCACCAGAGAACTCCGGAGCCGGATTTATTTTAACTTCTATATTATACTCTGTATTACGTGTACCATCTATATGCCTAGTATAATTACAGCCAACTAATTCTGCTGTATCTGTGGCGTTATTTACCATATGACTACTGTATGGCATCAATGCTTCATATAGTCTGCCGCCTCGTAGAAATCTAACATATACTTTTGTATCTGTTGTTTGATTAACTGTATTAGTCTGTATACCAGAAAGATGTAGCTCTTCGTATCTACTCATAGGCCAATTAAGGTCTTTACCTTTGAATAACCCAAAGTTATTATTATTTGGCACAAGGAAACCAGAGTCTAGTTCACCATTATAATCACCGCTATACACTCGTCGTTCACGTACACTTTGAATAAATATATCTAGTTTATCATTTAGTGTGAAACCTACAGGTGCATTTGTATACCTGTAGGTCAATACCATGGCATTAACTAATCTATCATAATAAGGCCACTCGTCTAAGTTTTCACTTGTTTGAGTACCAGAAGACTCAGATTGCAAGCCACAATAAGAATTACAGGTTGTATCAAAAGTAACAACCTTCATAGTTGGTGGTATTGACACATCAGAGTCTGATGTGGCAAACCCAGGAATATAGTATGTGTCGAAAAATGTAATGCCAGCCATTCCTAAAGATATACTTCTGGACGCAAATGTTGCTGATAATGAACTAACCTCGTAAGTAGTACAGTTTATACCACCAGTGCATTCTGGATGACCAGTATTGTCTAAACCAGTACCAGTTGCAGTACAATTGTAATCATAGTTAGTATAATCTGCTAGAGCGGCCGCTACTACTGACCCGTACTTATAGGCTACGCCAGTATGCGTCCATTGTGCTGATTCTATAATCACACCACCAGACTTTGTAGGATCACCAGCTACTTGTTCAACACCAGGTACAAATTGCTGTTCGGCCTGGGCAGGCACGTATGCCTGCCCAGGGTCGTCAGGTCCATTAGTCCCAGGTGCTCTATATGGAATCTCTGGAGTAGCTGCTCTATAAGGTATAGCAGGTATAGAAGCTACAGCCGTGTCATTATTATAAGCTGGGTATAAAATATCTGTCATGTGGCACTCCAGATTATCGGATAAACTTTCTTACTATTCGCTATCTGTATAGGTGACCCAAGTGTTATTGTCTGTTGTGTAACAAGCCAGTAAGGTATAGACGGTGAGTAACCATAGACGAACTTCATACGGCCTAAACTATCAACGCCAGTATAGACACGACAAATACCTGGGACACCTGATGCCCAATCACCAGCTGTCTCGCTAGCACCAAGAGCCGGTAAATTATTAGGCGTCTCGTTTCGGATATTGAGTCCAAGGTACTTTTGGCACCCATAGATATTAGCAGTACCAGCGAAAACAGTATTGCCATCAAATATCCAACCCTGTGTAGCCGGTTCCTCAGGAGTATCTTGGAAGGCCCCACCAGTGCCAAATATGAATAGTGGCACATCAGTATTTTTAGCTGGATCAGCTGTGGTAACTCCAATAGGTTTAATAAACTGTTTACCACAAGTTAATGATACTTTAGGCTCAATCAGATCGTAGCTTATCTGTTCAACCGTGTAACCATTATAGACATCGAAGGCTTCTAATGAGTATCCAGTATGTGATATAACATACGAATACGTTGGCTGACGATCTGTAAGCCGTTCAAACCACCAATCCGTAGACGTTATTACACCAACTTTATTTGTCAGGAACTGATACTGGTGCGTCTGCTCATTAGTATACTCATTAGGATTAACTTTTGTATAGTGAGCAATGGGTGACTTGTAGTTGATTCTATAATCAGACACAAGTTTGCTTATGAGATTGAACTCATCAGGAGTTTGTGACGTTATAGACAACCTATTGTCATCGTCATCAACTATACTACCAGTGGCAGCTGAAACAGTAACAGTAGTACCGTCAATAAGTATAGGTGTGCAAGTTTCATAGGCTAGTGTCTCAAGCATCTGTAATACTACTTGATTACCATAGAATACACAATCTACTGACCAAGAACCGAAAGAACCTGTTGAGTTTCCACCAGCATACGTTGCAAGCCAAGAAGCAACAGCATTTGCCGTTCTAGCTACAGGCGAACGTACTGTGACCAGAATCTCATCGGACCAAATACTATTTGCTCTAGTGCTAAGTGGTGGCCAGATAGTTAGAACTGTACAAGTGCCAACATTAGTTATTTCTTGATTAGCTACTGTGAACATATCAAGAGGCAAAGGAGCAAGCTGCTTGATGCCATTTATGTCAGCCCAGCCATAGAGTCTGACAAGTTCAGTATCGGCCATAACATTAAGAACATACTTACCGTTGTACTCAAGAGCATCGTAGATGCAACCAGCTGATCCAGGCTGTAGAACTATAAGATCTTGAAACATGTAGATCGTATCGAAGGTCCAAAATCTTGCTGCGACAGCAGCCAAGTCAAGTTCAGCATTCCAAGATGGACGTTGACAATACGATGTCTCAGTTATTGCTACAGTCTCAGTCGAAGTAAACGGTATCAAGAAGAAACAACGTTCGCCAGATTGTTTATAGCAGTAGTTCACTGTACCTGTCGAAGCAAAATACACGAACTGATCAACAATATATTCTTTAGTTGCTAATATTGCTTCGTCTGTATCCTCAAGAGTATCAAGAGATAGTGAATCACTAGCAGCATAGAACGGGTCGTTAAAACTTTCAATAGTGAACACTTCATCATCAAAAGTACCAGTCATAACTATACCGGCTACTAAGATTTTAACTGTAGTCCCCTGTAGAACATCTGCACCGCCATCTATAAGGCAGGACTCACTATCTTCGTCTACTGGAGTCTGTAGAGTTAGCTTGACACGTGGCCAAGCTTCAACAGGAGCATACTTAACACCAGAGCCGAAGACTATGGGAAGATCAGGACCATCTTGCAACATAAATGGATAGTCAACGGCTTGAGCACGTGCCTTAATCTCTTTCTCAAAGATTCGTGTAGTCTCAGCTGACACAGTCTTAGATCCGGTTACAGGATCGACATTACAACTAGCTAAAACCCCACGAAACAGTGTGAGAGTCTTGCCTCCTGGCTGACTGACATTGACCTTCGCATTGACAACAACTTGCTTACCAATCTCAGCCAAAGTATCGCCAACCATCTCAATAGTTACAGTGGCCGACGTACAGAGTAGAGAGGCTTTCTTAGCGTATGCAATCTCTCCAAGTTGGATAACAAGGTGCGTAACATCTTCGCCATCAATAAGCACTTGAGGTGTTACTATATTGCCGTACTGAAGGTCTGTAACTAAGTCTCTCACGTTTTACGCCTTTCATAGAGTAGTTTATGCGTACCGTTAGCAAGCTGACGCTTGTAATGTTTATCTTGAACTTCTTTAAGTTCTTCTGGAGTCATAGCCTTAGCAGCATCTTCTGAGTATGCTGTCTGATCGTTATTAGCTTTCTTATTCAAACGATACGCGTCAAGAGCACGTTTACCGAACACAGCCAGTGCAGGACATAGTACACCTAAACCAGTGAATAGAAGACCATCGAAGCCAGGTGATTCTAGAATCGCACCAATAGTAGTCTCAGATTCTGACTGTGCTTTGCCAGCTTGGATCGTAGCCCTATGCACGAACTCAGGTGTACGTACGCTTGCCATATCGACAGTTGTATCGACCTTAACGTCTTCAAAAGACGGACCCAAGCACATACGCACAACCTCAATCAACTTACCAATCTTTTGCATATCGGGTTGCTCTTTAACAACCTCTAACTGTATTGCTTGAGCAGCTTGGTCGGCCTGCTTAAGCGCCCGTAGCCTTTCGGTACGGGCGCAACCAATGAAGCAGATGACCATGAGTACAAGGGCTATGTGTTTCATTGCACGAAGCCCTTCTTGACCTCGAAGATATCGCTATAGTACGGACCAGTCAATTCACCGTTCACAACGATACCAATCTCAAGACGGTGAGGCACACATGAGATATTGGCCGTGACTGTATCAGGTATAACACAAATAATTCGGCCGACGGCGTGCATATCACCAGGTTCAGCGAAGCTGGCAGTAATACTAGACGTTGATGCAGTCTCCTGCTTCACAGTAGTTACTGCGACGAACTTAACAACGTCTAGGTCGTCAACCTTGATAGGGTTCGTTTCTGACTTAAGGTCAACAGCTATTTTCCAAGTGTAACCGGTACTAAATGTATTCATTCTTTCTCCAGAGTAGCAGTGAGTGCCTCATGTCTAATGGTTGCAGATAGAACCTTATCAGGCATGGTAGCATTTAATTGCCGAACAGTAACAACAGTAACAGAGCCACCACCTGCAGACTTGATCGAGTCGCCAATAAAGACCATCTGATCGGTCTGAGCTTTAACTGATTCTAGAATCAGACCAGAATTGGTAACGTCTGAGCCAACGGCCTCAAGAGTAGCTTGCTCGGCAGGATTCAGAGGAAGCCTAGTATTGATATCATTCAGAGTTGCTTCCTGCTCAGGAGTCATACCACTAGAAACGGTAAGAGTCCTAGTAGTGTTATTCCACACATCACTAGCAGATGGTAGAGCGTCTATAGCAGCAAGAATCGTAGACTGACTAGCTGGATCATTAGGTAGCATACTAACGTCTATTGCAACCTGTTCAAGAGTGGCTTCCTTGGCAAGAACAGTTGAAGCTTCAATCTCTGCTAATGTAGTACCAGTCACGTCTGAGATATTCTTATCCAAGTGATTGATTCTAGAATCAGTCACAAGTAATGGATTAGTCGGTATAGCTGTAACCGTAGCTTCCTTGGCAAGAATAGTTGAAGCTTCAATATCAGCAACAGTTATACCACCTCCACCAGATACACTAGAAACATCAGCGTCAAGATGGTCCAGTCTAGTATCATCAGCAAGCACAGGATTCGTCGGTATGCTTATCACAGCAGTAGTCAAATCAGTTAGTAGACTGTTAGTTGGATTGATATTATCAACAAGAGCAGTTAATTGCTCAGACATGCCAGGCAATAGAATCGTTTGGCCAACACCGTTTTGTATAACTTCAAATTTACCATCAATAGGATCCATCCAGTCTGTTAAGCCAGGTGATGGGAACATAGTCATAGAATCACGCATGTCTTGCATCGTCAACATAGTAGGAACACCATAGATGTCAACACCACCATTAGATTCGTCTTTACGTATACCATCGGCTTGTGACAAGATGCCAACTAGTTGAGCCTGTGAGTCAGTAGCCAAACGCCTACGTGGCATAAGACCAGACGACATGTGATGAAGACCATAACCAAGAGGATCACGCATAAACGTATTGTACAGCGTAGTGCCTATACCGTCCTGAGTAACTAAGGCGTCTTCAACCATGTTATAAGCTATCTGCGAATCTACAGAACCGTTACCAACGTCTATACGAGCTTCACCTGGGTTCGGATCATTCAGTGCAACAGTTATGAGAGAATCTGTAACTCCAGTATACGTATCAGAACCATCAGGATTCAAACGCTTAGTCAATGAACCATCTATGACATGCACGCCACCAGTCAATGGGATGCTTACAAACTTAGGATCATGGCCTTGCTTACGTATGTGAGCATTCCACGTACCAGTAAGGCTCATCTGCACGTTTACAGTTACTGTGCCACTTACTGGCCCGGCATACTCAACCACTGAATCTGAATCATCATGTACAGCATAGAAAGCATTATCAAGGTCATTGATGATTATAGAATCAGTGTCACCGTATATCACTTGAATGAAACTATTCGTATGCAGAAGCGTCGGTGCTTGCTGTCCAACATTCAAGCGTAAGAATTGAACGTATGAAGTAATGTTCTCAACAATAGTTGTGGCGTCAAATGTAGAATTACGCCCATCATAAATGCCATCAACGTTATCATCGACTATAACAAGTTTAGCATTAGGACCGAAGACACTACCGGAAGCAAAAGTTCCTTGAGCCAATACATTCCAAGTAGCATTCTCAAGTAGTTTAACAGGAACGGCCAAAGGTGGTGCATTAAGTACACCACTAACTGTCAATGAACCATTACCAGACAGTTCAGCAATATTAGCAGTCCAAGCTCCTAGGCTAAGATTATTACCATCGTACTCCCAAGCATCATTAGCAAATACGAAAGATCCCTGTGAATGGAAGTATCTATTGCCACACCATAGTTCATCTAAAGTACGCGGTCCAGTACTTATGACAGTGCCCTCATTGAGTCCAAAAGGTGTATATGTAAGATTAGTTAATGCAGCAGCTTGTGCCTCACTAAGAGTCTTATACATACTGGCCGCCATACCAACTTGTACATTTATGTCACCAGCTGAGAGCAATCCTACAGAGACATCTTTCTTTCTAACATTATACCCATAGAATCTGAAACTAGCTGAGGATAATGGGAAGCGCAACGACATAAGAGTCGGTGAACTACTATAGAATACTCGATGTGCAAGATTAGCAAGTGTGAAACCAGAAACATTAGTTTGACCTGAGTAACTCAGAGGGAAGCGGAAGTCCCAAGTCTTAAGCCCGCCTATAGTAGTTATTGTGCTTGTAGGGCTATTTACAGGTGATTCTTGCGTGTAGTAACTTACACCAGCCTGTAGTACACCAGCAAGATCAGTTACTGTGAAGTTAATCCTCTGGTATTGTGGTGTGCAGTGTAACGTCGGAGCCGATCCCAATGATGTCACATTCAGAGTAGCTTTCTCGCTATTCTGTATAACTACGTAGCCACAACTGTAGTTATCGAAGTCATATGTGCCATCAAAGTTCTGAGGGTTAGGAACCTCAAGATAAGCATCAGCACCACCTGCGAATGCGCCACCAACGTATTGTGCCAGATATTCACTACCGTATGCTTTGATACTGAAAGAGCTAGGCATGCGGAACAGATCAAGAGCTACATCATGAGTCTTAAGGCTCAATATAGAATCAGTAGTGTAGTGCCGGATACGTGTAGACTGCGTTGTGAACGCGCGCGAAGAAATTACATCAACATTATCATACATCTTCACATGGCTACCAACGCCATGGTAGATGGCACCGGCTACTTTAATGAATCCACCACGGCAAGTGAGAGTACCACCATCACGGACCTGATAGCTACCCTTAGAGTTAGTAGCATCATAATTAAGTGTAGGCCCGTTTACGCACTCGAAATGACAACCACCGGTGAGAGCAGTGACACCATCAGCAGCAAACGTTCCTGAGTCGTAACTACCAGTTGCGGTAATAATAAGGTTATAGCAACGTGGATAGAGTTTAGCAGGATTAGCATTAGTCACTGAACCATCAACTTGCAAGATTACGCGAGGCAACTCGGCAGCCGATGAATCACCAGTATTAACAAGATCAACACCTTGACAGGCAAGCAATGCATCAAGCGTGTCAACACCTGATTCTATAATCACTGGTGGATTAGTAGTCAACGAGTAAGCGGTACCAGCAGTTATGGCAGTATCCCAAGAGCGTTCAACAAATATAGACGTTGTTGACGTGCGTGACTTGATGAATCGCCATTGTGATCCAACGACTATAATCTTACCAACGTCAGTAGACTGGAAATTAGTGCCAACACCAGTTACAGATGAACCGTTAGCTAGGCCGGATACTGTGCCGGCTCCAACTGTTGATTGTAATGCATATGTCATTAAGCCTCCACATAGTGTGCCGATGAGATGTCAATGCATTGCTGTGAGATAGCGTGTGCCAGAGCCTTCTGGAACGGAGGCATACCCATTGCGAAGTCAGTACGGCCCGCCGTCAGTTCAGCGATAGCATAAGCATCGGCATCAGCAACAGTGACGATACGATCGCGGCGAGTAGGAATATATGAACCATCATCAGCCTTGATAGCCATACAGAACTTGATCTTGACGACCCAAGGAGCATTGGCCTTGAAGGTCCGATCAAGCCACACAGAAGTTACGTAGCATTGATCAACTGGATTGCCCTTGATCTTTTCAGCCTGCGATGCGTCAATTTGGATGCCCATGATTATTTCCTTTGGTTGATTATAGAATCAGCGCACCGGATGGTGCGCTGATTATTTTATTTACTTCTTGCAGTGGGCCAGCAGGCGCACCTTCGTTGCAGCACCACTGCTCACCAAGTATATGGTATCCAATGTGTCAACGATCGACACGGTACGAGACGTGCCAACCGAGATAGTGAAGTAGTCATCTGCACGACCAGTCATATCCTTCGAGTCACGCAAGCGCACGTCAAGTGCCTCAGCGAATATCTCAAGCTGTACGGTAGTACCTTTAGCCAGAGCGTCCTTAGCCAGAGTTCCGAGCAGCGACTGGATACTTGCCGGTGTAGTGGTAGGAGCCGTTACGGCTGCCGTTACGATGAAGTCAGTGGAGGTATTAGTGAATGTCATGTGTTTCCTCAGGTGAACTTGTTAGCAGCGACGACACGTGCCCAATCTTCGGCAAGAACAGTAGCAGGATCGCGTCCGGACACGAACAGGTCTTCAATGGCAAACCTGTAGTATTTCATGGCCTGGGGCTTTGGCGGGTCAGTATTAGCAGGACCAGCCCAAACAGTATTATACACACCCATCTTACCGGTTATAGCCGCGAACGAACTTGGATTAAGAACCGTAGAGCCGATAGTTCCGATAGTACGCAAGCCACCAGCAACAGTTCGCACGGTATGGACAAAATTTGTTCCCTTGCGCCAGCAAGCCATCTGAACCAACGTATCGAACTCATTAGCATTCAAAGCACCGAAAGCATTATCAGCAGTCGTTGCAGCATTCTGGCGTCGGGCTGTGGTTCTACCAGTAGAGTACATCTGACCAAACGTGCAAAGCTGCGGAGCCGTAGTGTAGAGTCCACCAAGCGTAAAGTATTCATACAAGCCACTATCAGTATTCCAGCGTGCCTGCGTAGGCGTCTTAATATACAGCATAGTCAGGAACTCTTGATTCGTCGCAAGACTAGCAAGATGACTATTAGGTATGACAAGGTGTGATACACGGTTAGAAGACGTCAAGGCTGACGTATCCATACCATTGCCTGAGAATGTCCACGTTCCATTGATCGACCACGTGAGGCCCGCGGTAGCAGGAACAAGGTTATTAACCGTTGCACCATTAGTAGGGTTACCACCGGCCCAGCAAAGAGGATTAGAGAAATCAACAAGCGTCTTAACGCCATCATTCGAGCCGGTCAAGTAAGCATCGCCATTAGAGAGCACTGGTAGCGCCGTATCGCTACAAGCGAAAGGTACGTTGAAAAGTAATGTCATTTGTTCCTCAGAGATTGGTTATAGGGCGATAGATGGCATCCATCATGGCGATACCACCAGTGGATGGGAGAGGATGCAGATTGTCAGAGTTAAACCACACCTTAACAGTGCTACCATAACCATAATCAGAATATACTTTACCGAACACGTGTTGCAGATTGATGTGAGCACAATCCTTACTGATGGCAAGTTTTTGCGCACCGAGGGCATAGTCAGACATAAGAACAGATAGGCCGCGGCCATTCTCAGGCTGAGAGACGATAAGTATGTCAGCAGCCGGTACAGCAAGTTTTATATTCGTAATCAGACTGCTCATATAGGTTTCAAACATAGCTCGATCAGTAGAAGTAGTCTGATCGTTGGCACCAAGCATGATAGTTATAAGATCAGGGGCCAAGTCAGCTAGGCCATTACGCCAGCCAGAGTTAGCGGCTTGGACACCCCAATGATACGCACGCGAGCCAGTTGCGCCGAGCTTGTGGAATCTGATTCCAGAAGCAGCGGAGCGGAAGTCCAATCCGCCGAGATGGACAGTGCCGGCCACGACACTAAGCTGCAACGTGAAAGAGAGACCATCAGTCGGAAAGCCAGTCAAGCTAAGGAACTGGTCACCAGTAGTAGCAAGACTGACGTTCGTGACAGCACCACCGTTCCATGAGACACCAACAGTAGCGCCAGCAACGCCGTAGTAATAGAGTCGAACATCACTGAGCACGGCACCAGCGGGTACCGTAAGAGTTACAGTGTTACCCACGATACTTGAATAGATACGACACGTATCAGGCTGATTCACAGTAGAATACGATTTGTCCCAAGTACCGTTATAGATAGCACTAATGGCAGGAGTACAAGTCTCAGCAGCGAAATTGAACGAAGCAACGCGACCATTACCGTTAGGCAAGCCGGGTGCCTGATTAGTGAAGACAGGGCCACCAGAGCCATGGCCGAAGCCAAAGTAGCCGAAGCCAGCATCACCGAACTGAGAAACAAGTTTGTTACACAGTAGTCCAGTATAACGAGCATGCAGATGCGTGTACGAGTCACCGATACAAGCGATCTTGAATTGTGCAGCTTCACCTGATGCAATCTTGCGAAGCTTCATGCGTGTGTTACGCAAGCAGTGCATATTCATCGTATACGTTGCAGGATTGCCCTCCGTATCAAGCATACGAGACAGACGTGTATTCAAGTCAACGGCTGCTCCGCGTGCAGCAACAACTTCCGCCGAAGCAGCTTGCACAGGGAACTTACCGACAAGCATGCCATCAAGGCCACAGCCGAATAGCACCTGGTTAAGTGTATCACGGAACGCAAACATATAGTTAGGATCAGCAAAAGATAAGGCGTCAAGGTAGCCCTGCTTCAAGGCATCAAGCGTCTCGGCAGAAATGGTTACCTTGGCTGGATTGGTACTGTTGGCACCCAGCAGTACATTAGGATCTTCGGCTGTTACGCCAGTTGGAAAGTCTACCATGTTATTGTCCTCGTATGGTTATGGTTTGTCCACGCACAGTCACAGCGGTTCCGCGTATCGTAAGTCCAGTGGCAGGCTCAATCGGAGCTACAGCCGTAGACTTACGTGGCGGTGGTCCTACTTTAACACCTATGCCAACAGCCATGTTAGGCCTCCTTTGATTTTAGAATCAAAGCCTCGTCGAGCACTTTAAGTTCTTGAGTTGCAAGATTGGACAGTATGTCTTTGGTAGCAGGCGGGCAATGCTCAAGCATAGCCTGCATAAGAATCTTAATGGCTTTCGTATTAACCATATTGTTTCCTTAGGTCTTTGTAAGTGCGGCATCGCTGCCAAGTGAGTCTTTAAGAATATGGCAATCTAGGCCACCCAGAATACAACCAGTACCAACACTAAGTGCTAGAGATAGCCTGAACATTGCGCGACTACTAACCTTTCGATTAAGCCCAGCAATAACAGCAGAGAAGTTCTGGCTCTGTATCTGATGGGCTGTCATAGCTGCATTGAAAGCGGCGGTCACAGTTGTTACACTTGATAAAGCTGTACCTGAGGCGGCATCTAACCAATCAATTATAGTTAGTGTCCACGTGCCTGTATAGGTACCAGTCGTAGTAGGCGCCCAATGTATATGCGGTATAAGGTCGCTGCCCTGCTTATATGAGTGCGGTAACTGTGCGCCTGGAAAATGTAGTTCCTTACCATTAGTGAATACCCAACCATAGATGCCACTTGCATTTATGTTAGAGAAGGCAGGATCTGTGCCTCCTATGGCTCTGGCGAATCCTACAAGATTCCAATCATCATAATCACGCGAATCATTAACTCTAAGTGTCATTGGAACCGTCCTATCTCTGTCCAGTTGCCAGCAATGTTTGATTCTATAATCATGACGCCAGCTGCTTGGGATGACATACGAACACTTCCGATTGTTGCTGCATCACCACGAAGATATACATATGTATTGTCATAATGATACGTATCACTGTAAAGTGAAGTGATCCCATCAACACGTAGACTACCGTCGGCCCTAATACCTTGTGCTGCCCATATAGATCCACCGGCAATGCTTACAGCTGTAAGATCTGGTTGAGTACAAGTTTGGCCATAGATCGTCACAAGTTGATCAGCATCTATAGTTATTGCATCCACACCTACGGTACCAATATTTAATCCAGAGACGCTAGTATTTATGCGTGCAGCTGTATTAAAAGAACAAGTAAATGTCAGTTTATTGCCACCAGCGGCCGTAACTGAAAAATAACTTGATTCATCGTCGGTAGAGGTAATTTCAAGGCCATTACTCCCATCACCATGTAGTCTAAGTGTGTCACCGAAACCTATGCCAGATTCTGGGGAACCAGCACCACTAGGCAACTGTAACATACAGAAACCAAGATTAAAGACAGTTTGGCCCAATGCAAGGCCATCCATGAAAGCCGCTGGTCCGGCAGTTAGTTCTGCTAAGAATGAGTGTCTATTCTCTGTCTGCATACTCTTAGCTTTTGCCAAGAAATCAACAGCATGTGATACAGTAACTGGATTGATTTCAGACAATGCAGATTGGAAGCCAATAATCTCAGTTACAGTACCTGGTGTATCAACACCATCTACGAATGGTTCTTGCTCAACATTAGCGCCACCAGCAGCTACGGAACTGGTATTACCTATAAGGGCGGTAAGATTTGCCTTAGCAGTAGATGCCATACGAGTCGTAAAGCAATAATCACCACCGTATGGGTATGTTGATGCTAAACTTCGATAGAAGACAGCACCACCTTCTGTGGTATCAGTCTCGTCCATAGATATGAAACTGCTACCTGGGTTGCCAGGGTTTATAACATGTGTTATAGCTCTGAACTCTTTACTGCCATCAGTTACAGCCATATTGGCCGGTACACCATCCGGAAGTATGTCTGTCTCGAATATGGCTCTAAGATTTGGCCCAAGCTTAAATCGTTTAGTGATTCCAGAATCATTACCAAGAAGATCAATGTCTCCTTGGTATGTTGATAGCCCGTAGTCGCTTATTTTCATTGTACCTTCCTAAGAGTTAAAGTGATGGAGCACCAGTATTTACCCTCCGTTACTTCAACGGGTTGTGCTAAACTATAGAATGTACCATTTATTAAACCACTTATAATCATGTCAGCATTCATCATATCTAATAGAGTAGAAAGTTGTTCGGTAGTAAGCCTATCAAAAGACAGTGTGTAAGTCTCACCGAAACGCCTAATATATGTTCGAACAACATTAGTTATAGATGTAGTCTGAGCAGTAGCTGCTCCAAGTTTTCGGCCATCACCTAGAACTGGATCTGGAAACGTTACATAATTAATTATCATGTATCGGCCCTCCAGCGTAATCGAGTATAGGAATATTGTTGTGGTCAAGTATGATTGTAGAATCAAGAGGTACACGACATATAGTTTTGGGTAGCCCGATAAGCCCTTCTGTATCTATGACTCTAACACGTAATGAGAAACTACTTATACCACAAGGGTTAGGCCTTACACTGCTTAATTCTAGTTCATCAGCACTTATGATACCATCTAGACGCTCACTGCCGATTTCGATACGTATAAGCAGCGCCGCATACGTGTCAACAAAATTGTACAAACTTATTGCTTGGGCATACGGTACTTTGAACTTATACAGTCGTATATCTGTTGTTTTCTGCGTAATGAATCTACGCAAGTTACCAGCCAAGTTAGTTCGAGTTATGATTCCAGAATCAAAGCTCCTGGTGTTACCCAGGAGCGGATCCTTAATCGTTACAGTAGCTAGTATCGTTTCGCCTGGGTCACCATCAGTATGTCTTATAAATTTCATAGGCGCACTGTCCCTCTGCGTATCTCACGCCTAAGAGCTTTACCGATCTGTATGACATCAGCTTGCGGACTGCCTTGGCTGCTCATGGAAATATGTATATCACCAACATTGGTATTGCTAACAGTACCACCACTTGCCATATGCGTGCCATTGTTCATCGACATAAGCTGCGTACGCCAACGGCTTGCAGCATTACTATTTACAACGAACTCACCTGGGGCAAGCATAGTCGGATAGGTGTCAGAACCAAGCCCACCCATCGCTTTACCTTCGCCTTCAAGAGGCTTAATCTCTTTGCCAGCGAATGCAGCAGCAGCACGATCCAAAGCAGTTATCAAACTATTATTACTTGAGATAAGTAACTGTAGATCAGGTGATAAGTCAGCTACACTTTTGCTCTCAGCAGTTATCCTGGCCTCTCTGGCTTTAGCCTCTGATGCTAGAGCTTCTTTATAACTTTCTAGAACTTTAAGCGCTGTATATGTAGCTACTATCTGGTCTTCAGTAGTTTCAGTAGTCTTAGAAACAGCTACATTACCGCCTGGCACATAGAAACTATTAGAATATTTGTCAGACTCTCTAACGCTCTTGAATTGTGCATCTCTCAGAGCCTTTAACTTATTGATTTCAGAATCAATTTTATTTGGGTCAAAGCCTAAGGCATCTACATTACCTCTAGCTCTATTAGCTTTTGCTATACGATCGGCTTCTTTAGCTTTAGCCGCATCTAAATCAATCTTGCGTTCCTCAGCATTTTTGCGTCTCTGATTCTCTAATGCAATTTTAGCTTCTTGAGATTCTTTGGCAGCACGACCAGCTTGTATTGTTGTAGGCACACCTTGTATAGCCGCAACATCAGCGGGTTTCATATCAACACCAGCATCCATTGAATGCTGGATAATGCGATTGCTAACTACTGTTGCATCTTCAAGAGCCTTAGCAGATGCTTCTTTATCCTCATAGAACTTGTTCTGCGTACTAGCTGCCATTAGGCGATTAAGCTCTTGCAAGTCCAATTTGTAAGCTTCGGCAGCTTCTCTAACTTTCTTTTCTTCATCGGCTTTCTTAGCAGCGTCTATAGCAAGTTTAGCCGCATTATCGCGCTCAATCTCAGCAGCTTCTGTAAGAAGATCAATCTTCGTCTTGAGTGCCTTATTTACATTATCGTAAGCTTTAGTCTCTTTCTCAAGTTCGAGATTATAAGCTTTACGATCTTCAAGTGCCTTCTTAGCAAGTTGGGCATCTATGCTGTCAATCTCACCCTGTATCTGATTAGAACGGCGATCAATGTCAGTAACTGACATCTTCTTGAATGACTTATTAGCAGCACGCCCTTCCTTATTACTAATCTCGATATTAGTCTTCTGGCGTGCGAGTAAATCTTTCTCAGCCTCAAGTTCAGCCTTACGTCCAGTAAGTTCTAGTTCCTTAGCTTGTTTTGGCCGTTTAACGGCTGCTTCCTCAATATCACGCTGCTTCCGGGCAATCTCGATAATCTCGCCAGTCAGGCGCTTACGAGTTTCAGCGTCAGCAGTACGCATCTGCTCAAGCTTAAGCAGACCTTGCGCTTGCAGATATTGATACTGCTGGTCTGCGTCTTTACCAATTAAACCGGCATCTAATGAATCTTTACCTTGTGCTGTCTTAATACGTTCAAGATTACTAACAGATGCTTTAAGTTCATCGGCCGCTTTCTTTGCTGCCTCAGTTACTTCTTTGATTCTAGATTCAAACTGGTTAGTTACTTCTTTAGATGTACGAACCAAAGTGATTCTATAATCATCTTCTGCTTTCTGCAAAGCCTGGTAATATTTATCAGCAACCTGATTTGCAGAAACATATTGGTCATTTATAAGCTTGCTTTCTGCACGGCTATGTGCCTGAGCAGCAGCAAGTCTCAGATGGTACTGGTAATCATCTTTACCGGCTTTAGGTGTAGCACCGGCAAGTTTTTTATCTACATCAGACTCACCATCGCGAGTGCTAGCAAATACACTAGCAGCAGTAAATAAGCCAGTTGCAGCAAGTATCCATGGGTTAGCAGTAGCAAGAAGTGTAAATAAACTACGGAAGGCTAACGTAACACCAGCAATACCAGCAGCACTAGCCAAGGCCGCAACAGGAGGGGCAAGTGTTCTGAATATGTTATCTAAACCGCCTAGAGATTTAGCAAGATCATCAACAACTGGAAGTGCTTCTGATCCAAATTGTATAAAGATATTCTTAATTCTATTCATCTGCTGCTCAAGAGATATAGCAGGATCAAGCATTTTCGTCGTTATGGCCGTCTCTACTTGGTCACCTGCGTTCTGAATCTCCTTTACCATACCGTCAAATTTGGCTGTATCTTCAGATAGAGACAATACACCACGGAAGCCACGAAGATCATTAAATTGCTTAGCAAGTTTGGCTAGGCCACCTTCATCAGCTATGCTAGCTATGCGTTTAAGCAGCGCTGGGAAACCTTCCATTTGTATGAAAGCTTCTGCACCAGCATAACCCAAAGCAGAGAACTGCCGTTGCAATTCTTGAGATGGTTTAATCAACTTATTCATCAAATTGAGAAGCTGAGTCATAGCATCAGCCGGCTTGACACCTTTCTGAGTAAGCAAAGCCAATGATGCAAGAACTTCTTCTGTCTTTACACCAAGTTGGGCAGCAGGGGCAATAACACGACCAATAGTATTGGCCATATCACTAGCAACGATACGACCCAAGTCAATAGTCTTAAACAGTTGCCCACTAAGCATGCTAACTGAATCAGTAGTCAATTTATAACTGTTAATGAATGATGCAAACAAGTTATTTGCTTGTTCAGCCGTACTAGCAGTTGCCAACGCGAATCGTTGAGTAGCGATAGTGTACTGTTCAATATCAGCAACAGACTCACCCATCTGATTAGACAAAGCAGAATAATACGATTTAGCTACTTCAACAGCATCTGTGCCAAATATGTTTGACACTTTGATTGCAGAATCAGTCCAAGCCTGTTGGTCACCACTCTTAGCAATAGTTCTAACAGTCGAGATAGCTTTACTCAATTCCATTGACTGTTCTACAGCTGATCGCAATGCACCAGTAACGGCATATACACCTTGGTAAGCAGCATGACTAATCATGTAGCGACCAAAGTTGCGCCAACTCAACAATAGGCCATCCGCAGCATCTTTAGCCTTATTAGTGCCTTTGGTCATCTTCTCTTGGTCAGCATGCATCTGCTGGAAGAAGTTGCCACCATTGTCAGGAATAACATTTGCAGCCGCTGCTCTTTGTATAGCTAGCCTGTCATGCACTGGTCCCTGAGGTCTTGTCTCCGTTGATATATTGCCACGTCTAAGCAGCATCTGCTGCAATTCCATTGCAGCAGCAGAACCATTAGTAGTCATCCTACCTTGGCCAAGATTAGTTATAAGCGTGCTAAACTCTTTAAGATTATTACTATTCTTTGCTATAAACTGATGTATCTCTCGATCCATAGAAGCCATTGAAAACTTATCAACTTGCTGCTGAGACATATTGAAACCGTTACGAATCTTCGTAACCATGTTATCAATACTATTCTTAGCACTAGCAGATAGTTGACTTATAGCAGTGTCAGCTACCTTAGCTTCGTCTTTAACTTTCTTAAACGATCTTGCAACTTCTGACCAACCAGTCTCAAGATGTTTTAATGTAACAACTTGTTCTTTACCGGCAGCAGTTATACCTTCAACAACAACCTTAGTTGGTGTACCTTCATCGTTAAAGGCAACCATCTTGGTTGTAACTTTAGCAAATACAGAAGTGACGCTATCAATAGCATCACTTAACAATCTAGCCTGTGTTATAGAGCCAGTTGCATCCATTACTACTTTATAGACATCTTCCATAGGTCACCTTACTTTTATCCACTCGGCTAGCCGAGGGACGTATTGTTGTTTATTGTCTTCGATATACTGTCTAAAAGCTAACTGGCCTTTCACAAGGCTATCTTGAGGTGGGTAACCATGAACTAAGCCATTCTCATAAAGCAGGTGCTGATATACAACTATATGGAACTCGAAATTGAACACTGGATGATCTTTATTACCGAAAGTAAGCTTATATGCATCTTGGCCTAATCTGATTCCAGAATCAATACTACGTTGACCATTAGGATCGTAAGTACCATTTATACTTGTGTAACCTTTACGTCTTGCAACTTTAGGGTCTATTGAAGCTCTCACAGTGGTGAGCATTTGTACTGCTCTAGCCAATGGAAGGAGTGATGCTTTAGACATACCCGTTTCCACGCGAATTAGATCATCTTCAATAACGGTTTCGAGGAACGCCTTTGTAGCGTTCCTCCAGAGCCTTTTCATATTGATGTGTAGACGTTCACTGAACAAATCTATGTTAGGCTTTAGATTTGTTACTCTATTCAACGTTGCCTGAGTCATAGTCTTCCTTAGCACGGATTGAGTCGTAGGCTAGTAACTCAGCCTGCGTGGTAGCATCGCAGTCATCCCAACTAGATTTAACGCCAGGAGGCCTGATATTAAATCTATTACAAGCATGCCAAATTACGTACTTTTGAGTACGAAATTTTGGCAACATCAAGTCTGTTCCTGAGCTACCAGACCAGCTAAAAAAGATTCGGTGGCCTCTTCAATTTTCTCGTTATTCAAACCATTAGCTTCGGCTATGATCTTATGTATGCAATTCTGTTCGTTCGGACTAAAAGTTTCGTTCAATTCCTTGAACACATTGAGCCACGTCTCAGGATTATTCATATCAACAGTCTCGAAGACAAGATCAGTTGAGATAGAAAGTGATTCCAGAATCATCCAAGCAGTACGCAGTTCGACACGCTTATCTATAGCTGCTTGATACATAGGATCGGAGAAATCAGGGCGATTAGGCTGCCCAGGTTCTTGAATCATACGCGGAACAGGCATGGGAAGCATCGTATCGAATCGGCTATAGTCACGAATGGCTTTAGCTTTGATAACGATATCAACGCCACCCTTAGGGATAACGACGATTTGCATACCTTCTTTGATGGTCTTGCCTTTGAAACGCATGGAAACTCCTAAAGACGCCTGGCCCAATTAAGGGCCAGGCTGGTTAATGTTATTGAACGCGGAGAGCAACGGCTTCGGTGACGTTGCACTTGCCAGAGCAGCTGATCTTGCCAGCCTTGGCATCGTGCGAAAGCTTCTCATAACGGAAGTTAGGAAGCACGATGTCTTCGCCGCCGCCGACGCAGCCCGGACGATAGTGAATCTCGATATTAACGGAGAACGGACGGCAGAGGTCAGCATCAGCTGACACCCAGCTAGCCGCATCGCCACGGTTCTTGAGAGCATCTTCGAACGTGGGAGCACCAGTGACACCGACGATGTTGGTCCAGCGGAAGTCGAAGTCCACAGTCAAGGGAGCTTCATCGCCGAGACGCACTTCGTCTATCTTGCCGCGGTCCATCAAGTATTCAATGTTCTTTGTCTCATCGTATTTGACGGTACCATCGCCGAGCTTGATGGTCAGTGCATTGTACTTGGCAGTCGTGGTGATGACAGCGCCATCGAGCACAGCTTCAGTCAGGCCAGGAGCAGCCAGAACGATTTCAGTCGTGTTGGACGTGGTTTCAGTATGGCTAGCAATGATGCAAGAATTGTTGCCACTGATGAACTTGCCACCAGTAACAACGGCGCCAGTGAAGCCATCGACGAGGATGGTCGTCGAACCAATAGGATAACCGGCAACGTTATTAACGGCACCGGCTTTGGTGGTATTTGCATAACCATCGGTGACAACGATGGTCGCCAGTTTAAGATCAAAAGTAGCCATTGCTACTCCTTATTGATTGTTATCGTAAATATAGCCTCAGAAGTGCCTATCACAACAGGTGTAGTAGTACCAGCCCGACCGAAGAATCTATTCTTGATTCTACAATCACGTTGGGCACAACCTATCGAAGTAGGGAAGTCAGCAAAGAGCGGAGCAATCTTATCAAACATATCTTGAACAGCATATATGTTGTCAGACACAGACTCACAATAGATACACACCTCAACCGTATATACTATTTCACTGCTCTGTTCTTCTGGAGATACATTGCAACGGAACTCATATACATTCTGATCTTCTGTAGAAGTTTGTCTTTCCCCTTCAACATAGTAAGCATGTGTCGAGTCTTTAAGCTGTGCAAATCGCTGTGCGAACTCCTTATAAACCTCTTTATTGCGGTTCATTTTGGACTCCCTTTGCTTGAATAACAACACAGTTATCAAAACTTTCAACTATCTTAACAACATGGTAATTCTGAGAACCAATTGTGATTCTGGAATCAACTGTTACCTTGAGAGGCGGAAGTATCATTACCTGTGTAGTGCTATCCACATAACCACCGTACGAGAACGCACGGTGGGCTGATTGCGCTGCTTGATTAAACTCAGATGATCTAATATATGAAGCAGGCAGCATAACTGCCCGAGGAATATAAATAGCCTCAAATTCGTTTTGTTGGTTACCCGTGCTCAGATCGGCACTGTGCCCTCTCAACAGACGAACCAGTGCCGGTTTCCCGTACTGACGCTGCAGGACGTATAGCTGTTGTCGTGTAAACATTCAGTACCTCTTGAGGACACAGGTCCATAGTTTGCTTAACGCTTTCAATAAAGGTCTTCGTATCATGAGCAACTTGAGTAGACTCTACTAATGCTTGCATCAGCTTATCTTGTATGAACTGATCTTTAGCGTTCATACGTTTCTCAAGTTGATCGTACCTTTTAGCATTAGCTTTCCATGTTATCCAATCTTTCAAGAGCATATATAGCAGTATGACTGCCATAGCACCGAAGCGATCAATTAACTGGAGCCACTCCTCGGCAGCGCCAGCACTTCCCAAGGAAGTGCTGGCTCCGAATGCAAGGGCGGCTCCTAGGAGGTTAGCCGCCGGATGCATTAGCTGTTCGCCAGCACGATGAGGCCCTGGTCCTCATCAGTCTTAGCGAAGCCCATCAGCAGGTCGATCGTGACGATCGTGGCCTGCGAGTTGAGGTCATAGCCCATGGTAGCACGGAGGCTGATACCATTGTAGGACATGACGGCCGACTGGACGCCAGCGCCCGAGGGCGGCAGGGCCAGAGGGCGAGTGACCATGGTCACAGCGTTACGGGTCAGAGCGAAGCCGAAGCCACCGTTCGGGCCGTAACCCATCACATCGCCAGCAGTGATTGCAGAATCAAGAGGGCGATCATACAGATTGTAACCGGTATCCGCACCGGGAACCTGACCATACAGAGTGGTGCCGCGAGTGGTCAACAGACCAGTCTTGAGCACACCATTCGTGACGGCCATCTGCTTGCCATACTTGGCATCCTGGTTACCGGTCATGGTACCAGTCTGGAAGACCAGAATAGCAGCAGTGTGAGCAACAGCCGCATCCAGACCGCGATCCAGAGTCAGGCTGGTAGGCGTAGCGCCACCGACCGAAGCAGTCACGATGTAGAAGTGACCAGCCAACTGGATGACAGCGCCATTGGGCACAGCAGCCGACAGGCCGTTCACGACGAGAGCACCAGTGGTACCCTTAGCATAACCAGCAGCGAAGTTAATCGCACCAGTAACGGAGGTAACGCCAGCGATCGAAGGAGTGGACTGACAAGTAGCGAAGTTGAAGCCGAAACGAGTGCCGAGTTCACCACTGCGGATCTGAGCACCACCGTCGCCAGTGTTCTGAGCCGTCGTGATCGAGCTATCACCAAGGAACGCACCTTCCATACCGGGAGTCAGGATCAGGGTACGGCCCGAGAGAGGCACCTTCTTGTTGGTCATGTACTCTTTGGCTTCGATCAGAGTCGAAACGGTAGGAGCAGCAGCCAACGAACCAACCTGATTATTCTTGAACTGGTACAGCTGAGCGATCAAGCTAGCATCGACCTGTTCAGCAATCGCGAGAACCGCAGGACCCATGTACAGCTGAACCAGATCCTTGAAGGACTTGCTACGTTCGCCATCTTTGATCTGGAACGAGGTGTGCAAGTGCTGATTCAGAGCAACCTGCATCGTGGTACTCGTCGCATCCTGAATCGTGATATTATCAGCATCAGTTTTACGGACAGCTTTGAACTTGGCAGGCTTCTGGATATTAACCACTTCGCCTTCGGTAGCAACAAGAGTGTTGTAATCCTTATTAACCAGATTACCGATCTGCATGTTACCCGTGAGGATGACGAGAGCTTCGCGAGCCCACTTCTCGGCGACCCAGACAGAGTTATCGTTATCATACGCGATAACGAACATAGCGAGGAGATGTTTGATCATGAGATTTCAACCTTTCCAGCGAGACGCTGTTTGATGTATTCTTCATTTGACAGACCTTGGCTAGAGCCAGTCGATCCGCCACCAGTACCGCCCGAACCCTTACCTTTGAAGAGGTTAGCATATTTCGGAGTGTCGTACAGGGCTTTTTGAAGTTCACTCGGAGTGAGTTTCTTCGTTACTTTCTTACCTTCGACTTCGAGCGTATGAGGAACACGCACTTCAAACTCACCAGTGAGCTTGCCATCGACCTTGACCTCGACCAGTTCGGCCTTAGATGCGAACAGTTCGATGAATTGGTCAGGATCGTGTGCGACTGGAGCGAAAGCGGATTGCAGTTCTCGTTTGATTGTAGAATCAGAAAAGCGTTTCTGCCACGATTCAGCTGAGGTCTTCAGAGTTGTCGTCTCAGTCTCGTATTTCTTCTTCAACACGTTGAGTTCTTCGGCACGCTGTTCTTCAACAGTCTGCAAGCTCCCACGGAGTTCAGCGAGTTCGTTAGCCTGCTGTTCGGTCAACGAGCTAAGTTCTCCCAGCTTTGAGAGACGGTCAGCCACAGCCTTCTTCTCTCGCGCAAGAATGGTATTAACCTGTTCTTGAGTGAAAGTTTTAGGTGCCGGAGCCGGAGGTGCAGGCGGCGGATCTTGCGGAGGGGCAGGAGGCGCCGGCGGATCCTCGTAAGCAACGAGGAAGATATTGTAAAGACTACGCATTGGATATTCCTAAACCCTTCTAATAGTGAAGCCATCTGCGCGGTTCAGATACGGGAGAAGCAGTCCCCACGCTACCGCACTAGGAACGCCAGCCATGATGCGTTCTATGTCTACACTATGATCAAAGGTTGTTGAAGCACTGGCTATGGTCTGCTTTGTAAGACTGAGGCTCTGAATCTCAAGCTCAGGATCAACACCGTCCAAGAGAGCGTAAGCAATCTCACATATCGCGTTCTGTATTGCGACTGGAACAGTAGTGTTGTCATCCCGAGGGAATTGATCTGGTAGAGCGTTTGCCACTCCATTGAATCGGAGTGCGTTTAGTATTCGTTCTGCATTATTTAAGGCTTTCTGTTGTAGTGGGATCTGTTGATCCCACGATTGTGAATTGATTTTGGAATCAAAGTAAAGCTGAGCTTCTTCAAGCGTTACCATCGGCATCTTGTTTTTCCGTATCTGCTGCTGAGGTTGTTTTGTCGATACCTCGGGCAGCAGCGGCACCCTGGCTCTGTGCGATAGCTATACGCGCAAGACGGGCTTCATGGTCAGCAGCAGCTTTAACAGCAATTTCTGGCTTGAAACCAGCCAAAACAGTGCCAGTTTGAGTGTCAATAAGACCAGCTTCATGCAAGGTCTTAATATCATCAACCGTCACAACAGGAAGGTCTAGCTTCTCAATCTGCTTCTCAATCTCGATAATATCAGTATTATTAGGGCCAAGAGCGATTTTAGCCGCTTTAATGGCACAACACTGACGAAGCAGCTTGCTAGTTGACCGTTTAGCAAGGTCACATAGCATGTTGATTTCTTCGGCACGGTCGGAGACACTTGGAGCCTGGTAGGAAGAAGGATATTTGACTATTCCTTCGTCATCAGTGCCCAAATAGTCACAGAACAGATCACGAATCTTGTTCTCGAAGCACTCGAGCTCGATCGTTATGGCCGCGAGGCCAGTTTCTTTCTCACTTGTGTCGCTATTCTTGCTCTCGCCACTCGCTCTAGTAGGTTTAAGCCTGTTTAGAGTAAGTTGTAGTATCTGACGGATACTGGTCTTGAGGTCATTCCTAAGGTCGATATTGGCTTTAAGAGGCTCACTACTAGGGTTAATGAACGCAGGACGCTCACCCTGGTAGTAACGACCACGCATAGGCCCATGGTTAGTCTCAGGCTCAATGGCAGTGGCGTCTTCCGACTTACCCTGTCCATAGATTTGAGTACCTTTACCACTCTCGACATAGAACGGGAAGTTAGCAACGATACCATAGTAGACATCAGAACTGATGATATTCATGAGAGCTATCTGGTATTCACAGATATCTTTCATCAATGAGTCAGTCAGCTTAGCTTCTGCGTATGGAATCTCGTCAAGGTCAAGCCAAGTGACCTTTTCAGTCTTTTCTTTGGGATTGATCGTAACCTTGATTCTAGAATCAACTTTTTCGAACAGCACTTCCTCAGGTCCGATGCCTGTGAACAGTCCAGTAGCCTCGTCGTGTGCAGGCGTATGCCTACAAATCAGCAGTTTCGTATAGTTACCTTGCATGTCAGTCGCATAAGACTTAACATCTTCTGCACGAACAAGATACACATATGGTGCTTTAGCCTCATCGGCCTTAGTAACGATCTTTACAGCTTCACGATCGACTATGACACCGACGCGACCAATTACCAGAAGCTCTGGAAGGATGTACTTAGATATGAAACTATTGAAACTGTTGCCAAGACCATCACAATTCGTACGCATCGCATACAAATACTCTTTTGGACCAATGCGTTCCACCTCATGTAGGTGTTGCGTAATGCAGTCGCGCTGTTCCAGAAGAGCATATTTTGCGTGTGGTTCAGTAGGTGTAATCTCTCGACGATTTACGAACTCTACAGCGTCTTCACGCTTGGAGAATGGCTTAAGGTAAGACTCACGGAAGGCGATACCGCCTTCGAATGCATCTCGCCAGCGCTTCCAATAGGTGCAATTAGTCTGATAGCCAGCATAAGTTATATTCAACATCAGATGATCCTCTTGGTTATGTTGCAACCACCGCAACCATCTACTGCGAGTGGAAGGGCTATTTCCGAATAATTTCTTGAGTGTGCAAAGTGGTCTTCTCCCTTAGGAGTGACATAGCGACCGACAGGGTTGCCATGCTTATCTTTAGTATAGACACGAACCAGGTTTTTCAAGTGTTCCTCAGCTTCTTCTGGCAGAGGTGGACACATTATGCGCTCGGTTCGGAAGCGTCCAAGGCTCATGTCGAGCCAACTTGTACGATCGACAGTCACACATGTTTCATCACTGGAAAGGACCAGTTCACGTGCATTACTACTGTCACTATAGAAGCAAAGATGCACAAGCCCGTCGAAGCGTTTAGCGAACTCAAGGGCTTTACGGCGCTCAGGGTTCGCATCGACTACACAGTGGTTGATTCTAAAATCATGCATGAGCACGTCTAGGTCTTCGAAGTGTTCACACTTACCAACCTTAAGAGTCTTAGCATGACTTGTAATGATTGAACCATCGAATAGCCAGCTGTCGATCCAGTAGTGCAGGTGCTTACCTACGTCCACGCCCATGGTATGGACTAGACTACTTGTGCGCTTCTGTTGCCACTCACCACCATAGCACTTAGCTATTGTCTCACTATCAAGTTGAGCACCCTTAACGGCATGTGGCAGGCCAAGTTTACTGTTATACAGTTCAGTCTCGTCTTCAGGGCTATCTTTAGCCTTAAGAACGGAGTGCGCTATCTTGTATGGCTCAAGGATAGTGCTATACAACTGGTTGATGGCGAAACCACGACTCATTCTATTTGTGTACGTTGGTTGCCACACGCCATCAGCCAGAAAATCTGTCTTCAATTGATGGTGAAGAATACCTTTACAATGTAGGCAGATCAAGTGCGACCGTTTGATTCTAGAATCAGAAACTTTGTCAGCCGTTATCACTAGGTTCTCTAGTGTCAGCTGCATGCTACGACCGCACCTTGGGCAATCAAAGAAGAAGTGGTCTTGTGATGATTCTTGGAAGTATTGGTCAATGCTATTGCCAGGTACGCCAGGAGTGGATAAGCAGAAGACTCTGCGTCTGCTCTGGCCGCTAGCTCGCTCGAAGGCCAGTGGTATATTTTCTTTGGTATGTTCCTCAAGTTCATCCAGAACGATATCGCCAGCAGGCAATGATTTGAGTTGACTTCTGGAACGTGACCCGCGAATGAAAAAGTTGGCGGAGCCTGCTCGTTTGTGTCCAATATTCTGGACATCAGAGAAGAGCTGTTGCAGATGAGGGGACAGTTCAAGCGCCGGATTGAATCTTGAGGCTGTGAAGTCTTTGGCATCTGGACTGGCGGATGGGAAGACATAAAGTACGTTCTCTTGTAGCACATCGAGTGCAAAGAATGACCTATTGATTGCTGCTTCCGTGTAACCCATCTGTGCGGCTTTCATGCCGACAATGAGTTCATCTTGGGCGTCGTGCATCTCACGCGTCCAAGGATGATGCTTGAAGTTCCAAGGCCCTGGGAAGGGCTTAGGCATCACACGATACTTGCAGGCCCACTCACTGGCTTTAGTGACCGATGAGCGGTTGAAATTAAACTGCAAGCGCTTGAGCAGAGGATTACATTCCTGCGCTCGGCTCTTCTCCATCTCCGTTTTCGTTAGCATAATCTAGGTCCATTTGTTTGATGCGTTCGTCAATAGTAGCTTGTGACACCTCAGGGGCTGTGATCTTTTCCTCGTCCAGGCCATTACTGAACAGCTGTTTAGCTAGATCAGTGATGCCTGTCTGCAACTTGATTCTAGAATCAGTGGGCATCTCAGTCTCTGCCACTATCTTCGTCAGACGGTCAGCAAAAATTGCTAACTGAGTCTTATCAAGCGTCTCACCAGTGGCCATGTCAAGCCGCTGGGCACCTGTTGCCAGTTTCGCAATCTTGTCGATCAGGTCGGAAATGACGGGCGTCTTGGCAATCAATTCTGAGTCGTCAGTAAGGCTGTTCATGACAGTCTCAAGCGCCATACGCAACACGGCTAGTTCCTCACCCAAGCTCTTGGAACGAGGATTGCTTGCCTTACTTTCGATCTGTGTTTTGTATCGTGCGATACTGTAAAGACGACGCATGTTCATAGTTGATTCCAGCATCAAGAGTTGTGAGGTCAAGTACAAAAATTTATACCGCTGTACATAATAGAATACACGAAACGACCCCACTTGTTATAACTAATTTTTACCTTGAAAAATTTTATACTTCGGCTCACAACTATGTTATCGAACGAGAACTTTCTTCTACGATTCTAGAATCATAAGGTTCATGATTCTATAATCATCACGTCAGTTTACCCTCCCGGTACCTAGTGACTGGCGACTGGTGTAATAGAACCTTTGGCGACTGGCGACTGGCGTAATAGAACCTATGGTCTAGCAACCGGCGTAGTGGTACAGAGCATGGGCCTAGGCCATTCTGAGTGACACACTGGCAATCGAGCACTAGATTTACCCTCCCCGGTTGGCATGGCATGTGCTCAAGAGCAACTAGCATGCCATATGACATGGATTGTCACTCACTCACAATCTTTGTCACTCTGATGACAGTTTATGTCATGCTTGAATCAATAGGTAGTATAATATCTATATAAACTCACTACATATTGTGGTTTGCGATTCTAAAATCGTTGGCATGCCATGCGCTAGGTATTCCACAGGAGACAAGCCATGCACGCCGCACAACGAACTATCACTGAGGCCCTACGCGCTCAAGAGCACGATGGCCTCAGTGATACCGCTTGCAAATTCGGTACGCCAGAATATAAAGCATTAGAAGCCAACACTTACAAATTGAACTATACGAACAATCAAAAACCTTTGACACCCAAGCGCATGGCATGATTCTAGAATCATGCCATGCGATGGTTGCCAATAACGGCACCAATAAACGCACACAAAGTGTGCAGGAGGCTATCATGTCTATCACCATCACGTCCAAGGGCACCAAAATTGCGGACACGCAAATTGCGGTCGGCACCAGTGCCAACATGCGGACCAGCTATAAGCTTGAGGATATTTTGAACGTCGCGGAAAGTCTGGCGGACCACGGGTACGATGCCAGCCTCGGACCCGTCGTGGTCTGCAAGCTCCCGGTCCCCGAACGCGACTCGTCCGCTATGGTCGTTGTGCCTGATAAGATCCAGAAAGCTATCACGAATGAAGGTGGCCATCAAGTCGAACTCAACGGCAAAAAACACATGATCGTCGGCCTTGCTGGCTTGGCATCGGGTGAGGAACGGGAGTATGGCATCATCAATGGGCAGACGCGACTGCTTGCGGCACGCCTCCTGTCGCTACTTGGCATCGACATCACTGTGCCTGTCCAAGTTGTCGAGTACGATGCCAGCCTATCGGCACGTATTGATAACGACGAAAGGTTGCTGAAGGGGCACAATCGCATCGAATTGCTGGCCCGTTGCATCGTCATCCGCTCGGCTGATCCCACGATGACACAGGCGCAACTCGGGCGTGCGCTTGGCATGACGAACAAAGATCGCACCCGCCTCCAATGGCTTGATGCAGCGTCGGCTTACTCTATGAAGTACAACGATACCAATCTGGCCGATATTGATGGTGGTGCCTATAAGGCAAAGGATCTTGCAAATGCCACTGGCAAACTTGACCACGCCAACCGGGATACGGGAAAGAAAGAGGCGGAACCCGTCGGCGTCACGTTCCAGGAACTTGAGTTGATGGGTCTGACGGAACTGGTGGCAGTCTTGAAAGATGCCGACAAGGCCAAGCGCATCCCCTACGGTGCCAAGATCACGGAAGCTCTGGCACGCTACAAGTGACAGCTTGATTCTGTAAGCCAAGCCCCTGGAGCGTAGTGCTCCAGGGGCTTCTTGCGTAGGAGTTACTATGCGTCAGTATCGGGAAACGGACTTGTTGAACCTCACGCATCTGCGCTCCGGCCCTACGGTGCCAGAGGCATGCAGGCGCAAGCTGGCGGCCTATCGGCGGACTGGCAAACTATGCTGCTTACGGCAGGCGGCTGGGCTATGCACGCCGGAGAATAGGCGCAAGGTCATGGATGCTTTACAGCTTGCCGTGATCGACGGGCATTTGTGCATGGTTGATACAATGATAAAGTTGTGAGCCGGACATCAATTTTTGACCTTCCCATTTTTGGGAAACCATGTCAAAATGACATAGTGTAGGAAAATCCTACACTTGATGATTTTAGAATCATTTAACACCAGAAAAGCATCAAATTGTCAATCTGACACACTCACAACTCGTTTTCGTGTAGGATTTCCCTACATATAGGGTCATTTTGGCGTGTAGGATTTCCCTACATATGTGTCATAATGACACGGTGTAGGATTTACCTACATGACCAATTGATACATTGTCATATGACCGATTGATGCATTGTCATTTTGACATGGTTCTTACCTATGCTACTGGTCCTTCTTTTTATATGTTATTTATTATTACAAGAGGAGAAAAATATAAGAAGAAGAAGGGAACCGTAAACGATAAGCCAACCCGGCACACTAGAGACTGGACGCTAGGATGCCCGATATGCCGCCTAGGAGTCGCCAGGATCGAGGATAATAGGCAACGGGTGCAAGGTGAACCGCAGACAAAATAATGGCTAGGAATGGAAATGAGTAAATCTTGAGCACATGCGTAAAAATTACGCACATCAAGTCATAAATGAGTTGTGAGTGTGTCAGATTGACAAAACACCATAAAATAAACCTCCTAACGAGTGTTAGGAGGTTTATTTGTTTGATTCTATAATCAAACAGCCGTTACATCAGCATCTCGACCCTATCCAAGTCGCTTTCCCAGCATGCAAGGTACCGTTTGGCCAGTAAGTCCGCGTAGACAGGGCACATCTTGTAACGGTACTTTGCCCATCGCGTCGGACTGATCCAATGTGCGTCCAAGACAACGGACTCATCACCTGTCCGTAGCAACATACCATACGTGGTCAGTTGTACTCCGTACGGACCTTCAATTCCTACGCCAATATTCGTGTAACCGTCCGTACACGTATATGCATTATGGCCACGCTGCGTCTTAGAGTCCCAATAGTAGCCAGGAGGCGGCGACGGTGGCTTATTAGCCGTGAAGCCAGAGGTCTTCCAATCACGTATATACAGACCTTCAGCCGTACGTCCGTATATGTCCGGCTTACCAAGGAGCGGAACACCTAGAACTTCGCCAGTCACAGTTGATTCTAGAATCGGAGCACCAGTACAGAGCATGTCACATAAACCACCAGCTTCCTTATAAGCTGCGAACACACGTTCAACGAGTCCGTCACCTACCTTCTTGACTTCTCTGACTTCCTGATAGCCAAGAGCAGTCTTGCACAAGTGATCGAAGTATGTGCCACAGTCCATAGCCAACGTAGCAGGAAAACGTTCCTTCAATACATATCGTTTATACCAGTCTACCTTATTGTATTCCCAACAACCCAAACTGGATGGTGATAGGTACTTGACGACGTCTTTAACCCTCATGATTAGTCTCCGATTCTGTTAACGATGCGGCATTCGCAGGGCGCACCCGACGGGTTCCTGCCTCTGTAGCGTACCTCTATGACTGTACCAAGCTTCCGTGGACTCGAACGCTCCGAGTCATCCATGCCCGACACATTGAACGTATTCGTTCCATCCGTACACGTGTACGAGCCTAGCATACCAGTGTACTTGCCCAAACCCGGTACGTAGCCCGTAATCGTACAAGTCATCTCATCGAACGGCTTGATCTTGTACCAGCCTTTGCGCTCCGTACGCCACCGACCATCCTTGATGACTAGCCCCTCACCACCCAAGGAGAGAACGTGTAGCAGGTCACGTTCGCAGGGCAAGCCTTGATGCTCAGTAACCTTAACCACGGTGCTGTTCTCGAACGTCGAATCCTTAGCCAGTACGCTTGTGATTCTAGAATCATAAGCACTAGTATCTGAACAGAACCTCAATCGTGTCCCGCGTACGCGTACAACACGGTCGCGAAAGAACGAAGCATTTGGCTGCCCGTACTGGTGAAGCTGCACACGCTGCCAGCGTGGATCAGCAATGGACTTCTCTAGGCCTTGCTTACAGATCGAAAGTAAGTCGCCACGCCATTTGTAGCCCATCCATAGCTCACCATCGCGTAAACAATCTCCGAGTCGATCCAGCCACCAGCCGGGAGCATATATGGGATTCCCCTCCCTACTATAGAGTCCTGTGCACAGAGCTGGTCCCTTAGGCCCGGTACGCGCCCATGGGACCACGTTCGTCATATGCCCTCGACTGATGCCTCCGTCCCAAAGGCAGCGCATGCCGTCTAGCTTCTCTGACCACGTATGAAACGGTCCGAGCCTCTTGCTCTCCTCGACCGTAATGGTCTCGCATAGGTTAAGATACTCTGACACAATGGTCTCCTTTGTTGAAGAAGTGGTAAGCAGCTATCGCGTAGTAACCAGTGACAAGACCTTCTCGTCGCATAGCACCACATACTATTCTTTCTTTAGCCTTACGACCACGTTTTGTTTTAGGTTGACTTCTCATTGAGGTACTTTCTGAAAGTGTCGGCCACTTTCTTAAGTTGCTCAGGTGTAGGATGCACACCGGTGTCGGCGCACTCAACGAATGCTTGAGCACTAGCTACAAGACAGGCGAGGCGGGCAACCATGGCCACCTCCTCTGGTCGAGTGGCGAAGAGTAGCTTGTCCTTGAGCCAAGTGCGTATATCATTTAACATAGCGACCTCGATAGTATGTGCCTCGTTCAGTGACGAGGGCGATGTGACCGTTGATCCAATAGCTTCCCGTGACCTTCGTACCGTCAGACAAAACAAATGAGACCGGTGTGATTACAGAATCATCTCGCTTACCTGTGAATGGATTCACAGACCCGTCATGAACCTGTATCCGTGTGCGTCTATTGACAGCGCGTAGCACGTCCTGACGTTTGAAGGCATCTAGGTTAGGCCAAGCATCACCCATGCGAGCGTACTTCATCAGCGTACCGGCTGTTGAGCCATCTACGCAATGCGTGCCTAGCCATTTCGCGGGCTTACTATTAGTATGCATGGATGCACCTCACAGTCTTCATACCGCGTTCCTTAGCCATGGATAGCCAGCCTGAGCCTGATATACAAATAACACGATCGTCTATCTTCCGTACGACGACGTGCGTGTTCTCAAGCTCCTTATCTGAACACGGCCAGCTAGGTTCAGCGTGCAAGATGATTATAGAATCAACAGGCACCGTCATCTCTACCTGTACAACGTTCGGTATAATCTCGATGCCTAGGCATTTGCAGACCAGGGCCATACGCTCATTCAAGTGTACGATCTGGCCATCGATCATTTTGCTCTCGACCGTGACGGCATCGGGCTTCCAAGACTTAACAGTCTTGTAGAGCTTCCAGTATTCTGCGTCCTTTTTCATGGCTTGATCCTATACTTAAAGAGGTCGCAGTCGTAGGCCCTTGGGATACAATCTTTCCACACCAGATCATTACCTTCATAGGTAGCACGTTGCAGCTTCTTGCCCATACGGTATAGTGCAAAATACTTCAAGAAATACCTTGCACCTTTACGAGTGATGGAGTCACCGTTCTTAAGTGTTATTCCTACCACGTATTTAGGTAGATTGGCAGCTAAACGTATGTCTTTGAATTTCATGGCTTCACCGCCAACAGGTCACGTATGGCCCTGTCTAGTTCTTTATTGTATCCGAAATCATCAGTGAACTGGACCCTAGCATCAGTCAGCACCTGTATAATCAGAGGCATGGTCTTCTCAAGTAAGGCGATATCAGACTCACGCCAGAAGTCTCCCTGCTTAGTCCGTTCGGCCATCTCGTTGAGCACCTCAATAACATTCTTGGTCTTGTTACTCTCCAGAGCTTTGATACGTTCCCTTAACATATCGTTCTCAGTCTTAAGATTTGAAAATGCTCGTTTCGTCTCGATCGTACGACGCTTGATAACGTCTTCCATGGCGTTGCATTGCTTCGCTAATTCAGCAGCGATTGCGTCTGTCTTAGTCTTGATTATGAAATCACGTTCGGCGCGGTTAATCATAGTCTGTCCTTCACTTTAATGCGGATGTTGGTTAGTTGAGCCTGTGCCCATGCACGACTCATTGAGAAAGCTTCGCCTATGGCTTCGACCGTATGGCCGGTCAGAAACATGGTCAAGATGTGTCGTTCTTGCTTAGTGCAAGAATAAGTCACATCTTCCCACATCTCATCCTCTCGCAGTACATATTCTTCCGATTGGATTCTAGAATCATAATCGGCTAACGTCTCGCCACGATGGTCTCGCTCGACTTGAAGCAGGTGTTGAATCTCACCTCGACACATCGTATACAAGTAGGACTCGTAGTCTACAAAGTTTCGTAGCGTACTGTCCTGTTCGTAGGCGGCCTTCTTCTCAATGAGTGAGTGACAGCCCTTAACCAATCCAAGGAGGGCTTGGCCCTCCATATCGTCTTTAAGACGACGCCTCTCTCGCGACCACGAACGGGCTACTGCGTAGGCCATGTTCATATGGTGCTCGATCATCAAGTTTCTTGAGGCTGGAAGCGCTTCGTATAGTTCTTTACTGCTTGTCATTTCAGTGCCTCATTTATCTTTCCATAGTCAGTAAGATCACGAGGTTCTGATTCTATAATCACATCGGCCTTAGTAGGTGCTTTACCCAAGTAGACTGTTTCTTTACCATCATGCTCAACGATATGGTACTCACAGCCAACGTCTGCTATACCAAGCCCTTTCAACTGTCCAGACCTTACGCGTTCGATAAGGTCATTATTTGTTCGTAGGTGCTCCGGTACCGGAGCAAAATGGCAGCTAGAATATAGGACAAGCACGTTTAGCCTCCTGTAATGCGAGTTGGTCGAACCGTACATACTGGAACTGTTTCCAATATGTTATTTGCCACACGATCTTCGGATCGTTATCAAGCGAACGAACGTATAACTCACGCCAGCCTGTAGGTTTCTCGTCGCAGAGCCACATACGGTAGACAGGTAACACGTTCGTCCAGCCCATCATGATAAGCATGATTATTGAATCAGGTAACATCTACTACTCCCATAGGTACACCTTCAAGCAAGAAGCCTTGAAAGTTAAACTCTGTAATAATGGTACCGTCATCAACCACGAAGAAGTACGTCTGACCAAAGATCACGACTTTGGCCCTTCGTACAGTTCCATCGTATGTTATATCAAAGTATTCTTTGAACAGATAGACTTCTGCTCTAGTGTACCACCGCCTTTTTATCACAAGGTCCATACCGCGATGCGTATGCTTGCCAAAGACGTCCCAAGCACACAGTATGTCACTACCGTCAATATCCTTAACAAGACCAATGATAGGTCTTGTATCCTTCGCATCCATACACAGGATGCGTACTTCACGCCCGTCTTTGATTTTCATGTTTTCCTCAGTATAGCGCCGGTAGTACCGCCAATGACTGCACTGGCAAGCATACCGAATGGTTGTGGAATGAGAAGAGTTATAGCAACGATGCTAAGAACTGCCAAGCATATGATTCCTGCTGGTTTCATAGTGACTCCAAGTGTTTGATTATAGAATCATAAGGTTCACGAACTATATACGTATCTTCAGCAGACATAATGATAGCCGTTGCAGGAGTCTTCAAAATCTCAATGATCTTTATACCCTCAATGACATTAGTCTGGATCGTGTGCGGCGATACAGCTTGGATCAGTGCCGTATTGATGGCTATTGGATCACCATTATCCGCTTTAGTTTGCAAGAGTTTCATACCTTGTTCCTCTTAGCAAAGTTAGCACGTTTACGGGCCAGACGATCTTCACGCAAGGGAGCGGCCTGTACTTCATACTCTTTATGCCGCTGCTCATACATGAGCTTGAGCGTATCGGCCCTGCACTGGTCGCGTTGCCTCAACCGTTCGTCACGCTCCTCGCGTTCCTCTTTAGTAAGAGGTTGGCTCATCATGCCCATAGTCATAATCATTGCGGCCATTTGTGATAAGTGTCTCATGGCATCTCCAGTGCCGCACGAATAATCAGCTTAACAACCTCTCTATTGATACTCCTTAACGGGCTCCCATCGTGCTTAGACACAGCATCTGCAAGCATAGACCTGTAACGCTGTAACTCGTGATCAAGATTCTTGTTCACATCACGCATATTGTACAGTTCAGTTGCGCTGTCATTCAGTTGCTTCATCTGGTTGTTATTGGCATCAGTCACGTAGCTAATACCAAGCTCAAGAGCCGCATTCTTAGCGTTAGCTTCTTGAAGCTGCTTACGCAGGCTACGAGCATCACTGATGACACAAAGAGCCGGAGAGTCACCAGTGATAGAGAACTCTTTGCAATACTTTTCAAGTGCTTCTTGAACATTCTTGAAAGGTTCTTTTCTGATGATTCCATAATCAAGTATGTCGAACATACAATCCAAGTTATCGGCATAGTATCTGCCATCCTTAGTCCATAGACAAGGACGCCACTCGCCTTCATAGAAATAATGGCCTACAAGAGGGAATGGTACATTATCGTCTGATACAGACAAGATACGTACTTCGCAGCCGTTACGAGTCTTCATGACAGGTCTCCATTCATGAATGTCAAGGTAACTTTCTTGCGAGCCACAAGCGTGTCCATTTGCATATGGGCAGCTTCTGTCTCATTAGCATGTGAAGTACAACCTTCTGGATAGATATTGATCCAGACTTCACGAGTCTCCTCGAGTGGCATAAGATCCTGATGACAGGTACAAAGTTTGTTGTAACTACCATCGCGTGTACAAGTAGCAGTGTCCCAACCATTTTCACGCCTAATGGCACCGTGGATAGGGTAGTCGCCTCCTGCATCGGTTGCGTAGATACGTGCTTCAAAACCATCTTTGGTCTTGTATGGTTTGTTGATTTCATAATCCATCTTGAATATTCCTTGCCCATACCAGTACGGTACGCGATGCGTCGTGCATCAGACCTAGACTGGTTAGTTTATGGAATATAGCCAAAGGCGTCCTGTTAAACAGGGCTGAAACCTTTACTATATCGAGGACTTGGCCTCTTGTTTTGGCCTTGCGGCCTAGTCTTTGAAGCTCTTGGACATCTACTTTAGACCAATAGTTTCGCATCCGGCCTCCATACGTTGTAGTACAGGTATAGGTGGATAGTTTGAGCACATGGTCTTCGTAATATGATTTTCTGAGCAGCCTAACCTAATAGCTAAGCTGTACTGCGTACCAGTGTACTTAATGATTCGCAGGCGCACTCGGTCACCAAGAATCTTACGGTCACGTGCCTCGTCGCGCTTGCGTTTACGCATGTCTTGATACTCAAGAACCGTCTTAGTGGCGTGGCCACTGAGCACTCTATGGAGCTTGGTCATTGAGTACCTTCCTAACGTCGTCCTCCTTATACAAGCTATTGTGGTAGATGGTCAGTCCAAGGTCTCGACCGGCTAGACGATTAGCATCGACGACCTTAATGAACCTCATATAGAAGGTTGGCTGAGGTGCCTTGACAAGCTTGCCATCTATGACTCGGTGCATGAGTGATTCTGGAATCAGCATTTGGCCTCCACGAAGATCACAGTTGTCTTGTCGGTACGCATATCAGCGTGGCATTGATGCAATGTTGAACAGGTGCCACAGTAATAGAATGAGCAGCCGTGGCAAGGTTCAACACCTTCCTTTGGCTCATACTCAACGGCCTTGAAGCCTTTGGGTGCCTCTTTCTCGTCGATCATTTTGTGTCCTTCACGAAGATTACAGCTTCACCATCTTTCCGGCCACGTGGCGTGCAACCTATGACGCCGATCTGGCTATTAACACAGTAGCTGTCTTTAATGAAGGCACAGCCCTCACAGGAAGGCATCGTAGCACCACCATAAGTCTTAGGCACAACGGCTTTATAGCCCTCTGGCGCATCTTTCTCGTTGATTGTAGAATCAGGCATTGGAACCTCCCGAGGCTTTGCCTCGAATATGTTAGTGATTGTTCACTAACGGGTGGACTGCCGATCAATCGACCGGCTGGAACACACAATATAAACTAACACAAAATATCAATACAGGATCCGTGCCTTATTAGGTGCGGATCCATTTGTTAACATTAGCTAACAATCACTTGGTTCTGGTTATTAAGTTTCACACGCCGGAACGTATATCCTAGTTTGCCTAAGATGGCAACGTGGACGATATTATCACGGCACGACATGGTTGATTCTGTAATCAACACCTCACCCTCCTTAGATACCAGTTTGATACCAGCACACTTCAGCATACGCCGAAAGAACCTAGTATCTAATTGATGATACTCGTCGGCTTCGATGGCCGCAACGGTATCAGCATGCAATTTGCATTCAAGCATATTTTACTTTCAAGTAGAAGTGTAGTGGAGTAATTATCTCGGCACCAGTCGGATTGAAGACCTGTTTGCCATCCCAAGCAACCATATGCATACCAGTTCTTGTCAGACCGTATATGAGTCCTTCGCAATTCTCTACTGGAGGCTGAACAACCGACTTGATAGGCTCATGCTCACGCGTTGGAGCCATCAACGGATTGAAGTCGAACTTTACCAGCGCGACTTTATGCAGCAAGGCAACGGCTACAAGCTCGTTGATATGATGGCCGCGAGTCTTGTCTTTCCAAGTCTTCTCCATGCCATCTGGTAGCTCAAGGGCCAGTTCATCAGCAGAAACATCGAGCAGCATGGCCAACGAATAGAGCATGCACAGTGGTTTAGTTGTTGATTGTAGAATCACGAAGTTCTTCCTTATCCATAGGGTCATACGGTATACCAAGCGCTACGCACGCCTGTTGCAACCTAGTGAGTGAGCACGCTTCCGTCTCATACTCTTTGGTCTTAACAGTGTCGCCTTTGCGGGCCTCCCACATGTAGGCAGCCGCACAGATGTCCCAACCAGAACGGTTGACACAGATTTCAGCGTCGTGGGCCATTTTTTACTTTCATAAGAGTACCATCGTTCAGGATTACGATTCTAGAATCAGAAGGACCTGGCTTGACCTTCTGTGCTTCTTTAAGCTGAGCATCTTGCATCTTCTTTATATCGCGCTGGCGTTGGGCTTCCGTGCCGGCACATACATCAGCAGCATAACAGGATATGCAGATCAAGCTGAGAATAATGGTTTTCGACATTTGGCTATTCCTTGTGTTTTGGTTAAGGTTCTACGATGCGTCTTGTTATCTTTATCACCAGACCAAGATGACAGTTTGCTACGTTCTTTCCAAACGCCATAATGGAAGCGCCATATCTTCCCACACTGGCATTTGACTATGTTCTGCGTACTGATGCGTACTTCGTTACCGCAACAGATCATAACGCCTCTTGTATTCTGCACTAGCGTTCCACTTACGTAGACGCCAGTTCCACTTGTTAAGGAAGCGTATGGCACAGTCTTCCGCGTACTTAGTATCATCTAGGTCAGCGAAGTGCTCACCTTTCTTAGCGATCTGCTTCCAAGCACCTTTGGTCATCTGGAAACAGCCGCGCTCGCCATCGAGTCCGCGTTTGCGATTGACCCACTCGATCGTACCATCTGGCTTATAGTAGCTAGATGATTCCAGCATCAAGATTTTATGTAGGTCCAGCGCATTCAGGCTTATCGTTAAAAGCAGGAGGAAAAGGAGCCGAAGCATAGTGTGCCTCTATTTTGTTAATGATTAGGGTGTCCATACATGTGGATACATGTACACAAATAGTACCGTCTATACCAACAAACGCTTCTCGATTTAGAAGGGCTTTACGCAGATCCTCTTTCTCCGCTTTAATCCTGTCTATCTCGTCATTTCTCGATAGTTTTCTACTAACTTTGTCACC